ACTCCGCTTGATAAGCCTCGCACGCTGCCCGCGCATACTCCCAACCCGCGGGGTCAACAAACGCACAGTGGCCGCCGCGCAACTGCTCGCCATTCGGCAACGTGACGGGCGCGACAATCCCCGTGCGAACCTGGTAGCTGCCCGCGAGCTCTTTGAGCACGGCGCGAATGCTGTCCGTGGCCATCTGGAAATCTTTCGCCAGGCTCACGATCGACACGCCACGCTGCCACGTGGTCCGCCCGTTGTGATTGCCGTGGCCACCACCGCACGGCAGCGTGCAGAGGATTTCCATGTATAGGCTGCGAGTCTCCAGGGCGATTCCGGTGGCTACGTCATCCATGGGCATTGGCGTTCTCCTTTAAGCCGGGGCGGCCAGCCTTGTCGAACTCCCGCATCGCAGCCTCGAATTCGTGCTGCTCGTTTAAGAACGCGCCGCCGCGGTGTATCGCGCGATTGTCCGACGTTAATGTTTGCCACCAGACCCGAGCCGCCTGCTGGTTCCGACGTGTTCGGTCCTCCCGCTCCGCCTGTTCCTTCCGGCTTGGCCCGCCGGGCTGGACGGTCTCTGCGGGTGCGTCTTTGCAACGGTCCCAATTCTTAACCAGGCCCGCAGCCGTCACCTTCACCTGGTGCGGCTGTTTGCCTTCAATGTCGGCTCTCATTTTCCGGTACACCTGCGCACGTCGCACAACCTCTGCGTAACCGACCGTATCATTCGGGACCCCCTTTATTTGTCGCAGATCCTTCGCCCCCGCCCGCACGTCGCCGCCATCGAAGCGCGTCAGTCTCTTGATGTCGACCTCAGACACGAAGCACAGCGCTTCGAGCACGTATTCGCGTGCGTGCGCCCGTTTTTTCTTCACCGGCGCCCATCCGTTTCCTAGCTCGGGGTCAGGCATCGTCAACAATCTCCGCAGTCGCCCTTTCGAGCATCGCCCAACACCTCCGACAGTAAACTAATAGCAGCGAATAACGACCCGCACACTTCGGACAAACCGGCATGTGGCAATTGAAGCAGCCGTTCGAGGCTGCTTTGCCGCAACTGCACCGTCGATACACAATGTCCGCCATCACCGTCTCCGTTCGTGGCACTCATCTCCCCATGTTCGGGAAGGGTTAGATCCTGAGTCCATACGATCCCCGTCGAAACGGGGCGCGTGGTAAGGATTTCGGTTTAGGGCCGAGTCCGTCGCCACACGCTCACAGGCAATTCACAGCGCTCCTGTGAGTTTCACCCCAGCGCCCGAGAGCCACTAAGTCGACGCCCACCCACCGTGCCGGCATAGGCCCTCGTATCTAACCGCTGTCGGTTCCAAGCTCCGACTCGCTGCCCACGTTCCGCAGCCCCATGAGCGGGGTAAGCTAGATTGTCGAAAGAGAACCCGCCTTTGAATTCCAGAACTGATGCTACTCGGCACGGGAATTCGCCGGCGGGGCGTATCAAGTCAAATGTCATTGTGTCGAGTAGCATCCTTGCATTCTCACGAAGTCGCCCAGGCGTGTCAAGCCTTATTCTGTGTCGCAAATACGGACGCCGCCGGGCGGGCGCCGTTATTTACATTCTCGCAACGCCTTACACGTTCGTTCAAAAAGCATTTCCAGGACCGCACGACCAGACGCGTCGGGCGGAGGCGGAGTATCGTACAAGTCCAGGACCGCTCCGACGACGCCTAGGGCAGCGGGATACCCGCTTCGCGCCGCCGCACAAAATCGGTAGTTGGGTAGACGCCGCCTGGAAGAGTAAAGGTCCCATAAAATCGCCTCCTGCTTCCCTGCATCCTTCCGCAGCTCGCCGTCCTTGCGGACGCCGATCATCGTCGCCACTGTCCGCACGCCACTCTGCCCCCATACCTCCCACGGTCCGGGTGTTGCGGACTCGCAGAGTTGAATCTGCAAGCACAACCAACGTCTCAAGTCTGCTGTGTCCAACTCACATTACCTCGTCACCGGGCCACCGAATCCGAATCCGGCAGCCACACGTCAGCACGATATCCGGGCCGGCCGTAGGCTTTGGCCGCGACATTGCACCGCAATTCGGGCACTTTGAGGATGGGGTCACCAGCTCCACGTTGTCCGCACACGCCTGGGCGGCCGTCATGCCGCGGCGGTAGCACGTCGGGTGGTCGCACTTGCGGCACGCTCGGCCGATGCTCCAGGTTGCCTCGTAGCACCCCCCGCCTTTCGTCGGGACGCTCAGAAACGGGCCGCACAGTATGGCGTTCAGTTCGCCGGTCATCCGTTCACCTCGTCGTCCTCGTCGTCCACGTACTCTTCTGCCATCACTTCAGCGCCGTCCGCCAGGCGTTTCGCGTTGTCCTGTTCCCGCCGCTTCACGGCCTCGTTAGTGTCTGGCTGGTCATCGCCCCGCCGCTTCATGGCCTCGTCGGTGAAGGCCTGGGCTTCGTTGAATACGCTCTCGGGGGTGCCTACGTCGCCGTAACCCGACCGGCCTTGCAGAATCGCCACCGCAAACCGCTCGCGGAGTTTCGCGTGCTCGCTCAGTCCGTCGTTGCTCATGCTCGCTCTCCCGTCGTTACCGCCTCTGCTGGGGGCTTCACCCATGACTTAAGGCCCCATTCGTCAAGCCCCTTATATTCCCACCCCGCACAACGGGGACAAAACCACAGCTCTTCTCCGTCGTCTCGTGGCCATGGCTTAGTTCCTTCGGGCTGTTTGCAATCCGGGCACAGTGCGCGTGTGCCATCGATAACCCGTAGCCGATTCGGAAACAGCCGAATTGGATTTCGCGTAGGCGGATCATGCTCAGCGTCATCGTCATCGTCTACCCATACGAGTACGCCCCCCCTGAAAGGACGCATGACCGTCCCACGCATGGTCTCTTCGACATCCGTTTCCCAGCCGGTTTCTCCCATCGGAACGCGCAGCTCAAACTCTACCCGCTGACCAGCAGGAAACTCAGCCAAGTATCTCGCGCATCGAAAATGCAAACTCGTGACACCCAACCCGCGCAAAGCCACCAGCTTCGCGGCTTTGATCTCACAGCCGTTGTTCGTGTGCGGACAATTCTTACAGGGCTTCACGAACATTCGTCACTCTCCCTTACTCCAACCCGCCGCGCCGGCGTCCACATCGCACACATACCGCCCGTCGAAGTCCACCTCGTAGGGCTTGGTCCATTCGGGCTCAGGGGGAACAACGATGTCGTCATTATCAGAGGCGCTGTCCGCGACGCGAGCCGCCCATTCTCCGGCTTCTAGCTGTTGCTCGTCGGTCCACCGCACGATGACTGCGAGCGGAATTGTCGCGCGCCGCTAAGAGCAACCCATTGCGTACAATCTCTGGCGTAAGCTCCGGCCGGGACTGCGCCGCCTCGCCGGGCTCGGCCCCTAGCTTTTCTTCGTAATCATCTTCGTCTTCATCTGACGGGCGCGCCCGTCTTTGGGCTTCGAGCGTCTGGACTATCTCTTCCTTCGTCATGGGCTCCGTCCGCTCGGGTGCGTTCGCACCTGTCTCGCTGTCTGCCGTTGCGGACGTATCGCCCTGGTTTAGATCCTCAATCAGCCCTTCCATCGTATCGAATGACTGCTGCTCGGGTGCGGGTGCGTCGGCGAGGAGGGCTTCGGCACGAGCAACGGCCTCCTCGGGTTGGCACTTCGCCTTGTGATACCAGCCGTCGACGAACAGCCGCAGCACCGCCAGCGGCTCGGCAAGGGCGTCGGCTTGGATGTCGGCTATGCAGCCGCATTCCGTGTCTTCCACGTTCTTTTCGGTTCCGCGAGTCCCAAGCGACCGCGCCGTGAATTCATCGTACCATACTTCCGCCGTCTTCATCGCTCGGTCTCCCACTTCCGCCGCCAGCGTGCCGGTGCAAGGCGACGGCATTTCTCGCAGTTGACGTTTTTCCACCACCAACTAGTAGATGCCCGTTTCTTCGCGGTTCCAACACATAGGACAAACACCCCTGCCGTTGAGAGCGCTGTCGTATCCTGGAATATCCGCTTATGCGTCTCCGCCATCGGCAGCCTCCGCCTCGATCTCGTCGAGCTGTTTGTCCAGCGCAATCCGCAACTTGTGGGCGTTCCAGAACTTGTGGGCGTTCCAGGCCCCGTGGCCGCCGAAGTAGACGCCCAGGAAACACCGGATGCTTCGATGGTCCTGCACGCCAGCCCAGACCATCCATTCAAGGAACATCACGTCGCACTGTGTTTTGGTAAACGTCCGCCACTCATATACCCAGGCTCCGTTCCGCATTTGTCGAACTTGGACGCGGCCGCAATTGTAGTACAGCCAGTTGTGCCAGATGGCTGCCAGCCGGACACGGCCACCGGGGCGAACGCCAAGCAAGGACCACAGCCAACGGGGGATGGACACGCCATCGCACCGCCACGGCTTCTTGCCCCCGTAACACCGTTCTGCGGGAATGAATAAGCGCCAAGCCCATTGCAGTGGGAAGTCGATAGCCGACATCAGAACATACAGGTTACCGTCTGCCCTGGCATCCGGGTGGTCCAACGGCGTGATGGGTCGGTCCGGAAACTTGAGAACCGACGGGCCGAACCGTGCGCGCGTCGTGCGCCGCAACGTCGTACCGATAAGACGGTCTGCCCAATGGTCGATTCTACCTACCATCGTCCTCGGCCTTCTCGTGTTCGGGTTCGTCCGGCGTCAACACGTCTACCACCGCCACGACCGCTTTCACCGCGACGTAGGCGATTTTCACGGCGGTCCGCGGGGCCATGCAGCCACACAGCGGCAACGCGAGGGCGAGTAGTAGGGGGAGGGTGCGTTTCATGGTCTATCTTCCTAACATCTTACGGGCCTCTTCGCGGCGGTCGTGTTGCAGATACTCGCCATCCTTCAGCCCGAGGCGGGTACGAGCATCGGCGATACGTTGTGGCGTGGTCGGCAGTCCGCCAATGTACTTCACCTTGCAAATCGAACACACGGCCTCCTGCGTGACGTAAGCAAAGAGGTCGTCCTTCTGCGGAGCATTACAAATTTGGCAATCCATCACACTCTCCTTGCCCGCCTACGCGGGCGGATGGTGCTTTCGCATCGCTGCCTTTACGGCATCCTTGCTGCCCAATCGTTTTTCCAGCATCGCCATGCGTTGCTGATGGGCATGGCTGTGCCTCGGACCCCCGTCCCAGCCCCTCCTGCTTCCTGGGGGAACGTGATGCGGTGGACCAAGGCGCCATCTCGCCGTAGCGACCACGCCAAGCAGGAAGGCTGCGGCTACCGCTATCAATCCATATTCGTTCATAGTCACATTCTCCTTGCGCGCCGACGCGGGCGGGGTGCAAATCGCACCATTACCCAGCCGCGCGGCTTGCCGACGATCATGGCCGCGGTCACCCACTGCCCGCCGTTGGGCGCCAGCACTGTCGTAGAGGGCGCCACACTGCTGGAACTCGTATCACACATCGCAAGCATCCGTTTGCCCGCCATTCGGCGGGCGGGGTCATATTCGCTTCCTGATAGGACAATCTTCCACAGCATGATCCATGCTATGACACTGAGTGCATCTACTGGCTAGCATCGGCATCACCCCCTTACCCTCGGTATGAGACCAGCGTCAATCAGGGCCGCGGGAATCGACTGCGAGGCTTCGACCCACCGGCCCTGCCCTGTGTGGAGCAACGCACAGCCCGTGTCGCGGAACGTGGCGAGGCGGATCGCCTCGGGCGCCTGCGCGTCTTGCCACCACCTGCTTTGAAACTGTAGCATGTGCGCGGGCGTTTCATTGGCGAACTCGCGCAGCATCCCCGCCACTCTCACGTTGGCGGGGTACGAAAGGGCGCGAGGCCCCGAGAGTGAGGCGGCGTTGATAAACACGATGTTGGCAAAGCTCTCCTGTGCGGCGCGGCAGATCAACTCGGCCTTGAGCTGCTCAACCTCGTTTCGGGAAGGCACAGACGGACCCCAGTAGTAAGTTACGTCTTGCGGGAAGGCCGCATTCACGATGGCCTCCACCAGCTTGTCCGCGTCGAACGCTTGCTCGCCCGTCCACACCGGGTGCATCGCGCTCTCGGCATCGATGACAAAGACATCGTCTTCGGCATCCTCCAGGCACGCGACAACCTCACCCCTCACCCTGCGCCACCCCTCCGGCGAGGCGTGGTTGTCTTTCAGCAGTGCGTGTACCTTGAGCCCCCGAATGATGCCCATGCGCGGAACCTGTGCCTGGATAATGCTGTATACGTCCGCGTTGCCCGGCACGGTCGTTACGACACACGTGCCTGTCATCCCCAGGAAGTTCTTCAGCCCCTCGATCGTGGGTTCTTCGTGGGCCTCGCGGTTACACTGCACGTAGGGCACGATGCCAGCAATGCTAGTCATTTAAGTTCCTTTCAATCCACACGCTGCGAGTCTCATTGTCGTTCTCCGTGAATGCTCAGCGATAGCATTACCAGAAACAGGATTACGGCGAGCGAGAACGGGGGCACCACCCGGATGGCCCAGGTGATGACCCAGTCCTCAAACGCCGTTACGGGGTAGATAATCACCCCTCGTCTCCGATGCTGATCAGGCCGAAGCGGCCCTCAATCCAACTGTACAAAAACTCGATCCACGACATTTGCAATCTCCTTCAAGTTGTGCCCGCAACACACGGGCGTTGACATCAAGGGCGGGAGGCCGGTCCTGCCCCGGCCTTGCGAATATTTCGCCGCAATGGCGACTAGCGATCGTTCGCTACGCCGCTCCCGCCCAATAAGCGGCCCTCGGCTGTCGCTCTCGCGACGCGATACATTGGGCCGCGTATCGCCAATCAAGGGCGGGAGGCCGGAGTCTAACCGTCCCGAGAAAAACTACGCTCGCCTGAACGTCGCTCCCGCCCGCAGTCTGTTGCAAACCCTTGCCGTGTAATCGATCTTGGTCTGCGTGCAAGCCGCAATGCCCGCATCATCCACCAAACACTTTCAAGTAGACATCATTCAGCCAGGTCATCTGAGACGTCGTCGGCTGCCAGCCAAAACGACTCGTGTCCGACTGCCGGTGCAGGGACGCGATGAAGTATTTGTCCCTGTCCGTCATCGTGTCGCCCTCGTCGAGCATCAGCTCATCGATCATCCCTTTCCACGTTTTGTCGAACTTTCCCATACTGTTTCAATCAAGGGCAGACTCGGCAGTTGTAACAGGACTACCGGTCGTCCCGTTGCCGCCTGCAACGCCACCCGCCCGGCCGCCTGCGAGAGCCACGGGTATAGGCGCGTTCAAAGAATTCTCATTCAAGACCCGCGGCCGGATTCCTCAGTCCGGCTCCGGCGTCTCGGATAGGATGCTGGCAGTCACGCACACCGAGCACGTCTCCCCAATCTCTCAGGCGCTGCCACGCCTCGCGGGCCCGCTAAGACCGGCCCTCACGGCTCTCGCGAGCCGAGTCTCCCGATACAACCGGCCTCAAGTTCTCTACGACTGCACCCACGCGAGCCGCACCGTGGCATTGCCGACCCGCGGGGGTTGCGGGTCTAAAACGAGACCCTGCGGCGGTCGCGGAGGCGACCGTATCCTTGGCGTTGGTCGTTTTAGCCACGGTCGTGTCCTTCGTAGGTCGCGTGACCATAAGTCGCTATCAGCAGCGCATCCGCCATGCCGTCGTGGGGTTTCTTGCACCCGTCGGGTACAAGATTCAGCCTGGGATAGAGCCGCGACGCGGCCAGGACCGATGAACTCTTGCGTTCCCTGTAGTCGCCGGTCGGATACCCCTTGAGCATCACCTTCTGCCACGCCTGCGCCGACACCAACACAAAGGGGACAGAGAATGCCGACAAGATACCTACCCATAGGCCGAATCCCTCCATTAGAGACCTGAGTCGGAGTCGCCCAGCAGTTGGCCCCATTGTGGGTACGCTCTCTATGAAGGCGACGGCACCTGAACGGTGACATTCCAGCACGTGCACCATACCCGGCACGTCATACACGCGGCGTGATTGTTTGAATGGTAACGTCGGCGTCGGTGTGGCGATAGCAACGCCGGTTCCCAGCTTGGCAACGCCGCCGCTCAATCCAACGTCTATGCCGATGATGATATCAGCCATCCCTCCCCTCCATCGCGGCAAGCCACGCCGCGGCTATGGCGGCTTCGAGCGATTCAGACACGGCACTGCGACCTCCGCCCTTCGGTGGGATGTAATAAACAAAGAAGTTCTCAGGCCGCGCATCAATTTCGACCTCCCTGGACATTCGCAGCAGCCCCATCGCCGCGGCCGGGTCGGTGTCGAAGAGGGGCATCGCGGCCAACGACTTGCCGTTCGGATGAAGCCAGTCCGTACTCCTGCCCCCGATAGGCAAAGGCCCCTCAAGTCGCTTCGCGTGCTCCGGACTCCCCGGCGGCTTCCACCCGAGCTTCAGGGCGATTTGTTCGTTGATGTCGATGACTGTTTCTCCATTGCCTCGCGGGCGATGCCGTCCAATATCTCCAAGACTTCGGGCTGCGCCTTGACGTCGAGATTACGCATGGCGACGGACAGCATCTCCCACAGCGGTTCCACGTCGGCCTGGCTAGCTTCTATTAACGCGGCTTCGGTAACGCCCGGCAGGCACTCAAACACGGTCACCCGAAACCTCGCAAGGACAGCCAACCGCTCCTCCGCCTTCTTGAGATACGTCTCGGTGTCAGTGGGTTCAGGCATCGGGGGCTCCGGTGGGATGCCATTCGGCAGATAACCTGTGGTCGCTACGACAGAGCCGATCCGGGCCCGCTTGCAACAATCCGCCGTAGGATAGATGGGCCAAACGACGTTCTAACTCCTGACGCATCATGCGGTGCGACACAAGGCTATGAGATTGTTTGTTCACGAGTTCTCCAAGCGTTCGTCCGGGCCAGTGTCTCACCAATTGCAGGACCGCCACATTCGCGCGATGGCTATCGGATGCGAGCTGCGCATCGGATAGAGGGCTCACGTATTCTCCCCGGGGGCTCCGGACTTGGACGTCTTTTCCAGCCGCGCCCTGACCTGCTCGTACATCTCCCTGAGTTTCCCCGGGTCGTTCACGGAATAGCACGCCCCGATATGCGGCCAGTCCTGGCCGGCCGCCAGGCTCCATTGGTGAAGCAACTGATTGGCGTCGGGAGTATTGAGTTCCGCGAACACGGTCGTCAACCCACGTTGCAGCACGCCGACCGAAGCCGGATCGTCTGCGGGCGCCTCGGGTGCAGGTTCGGCCGGCGGGGGCGCCGCGGCCTTCGACTTCGAGCACCTGTCCGCGTGCTGGTAACCGCGTCCGTGCTTCTTGCCGCCGCACTCAGGGCAGGTTTCGACTTTGGCTGGCGGAGGTGGGGGCGGTTCGGGTTCCGGGGTCTCGGCTTGCGTTTGTGGCGCGCCGTCGACGTCGGCAACGAACGTGCCACCGCCCGGATCGGGCATCGTCACGGTTTCCGGCTCCGGCGCCGCTTCCGGCTGCTTCGTGACCTTCGACGCGTCGAAGGGTTCGCGCGGGGCCTGGGTTTTGCCACTGAGGTCAAGGCCGTTGAGCACATCGTCAACCGCCATTTCCTCGCGGGAGTAGAGGCCCTTGGTGATGTCGGGAAACGTATAACGCAATCCGAAGCTGCGGGCGCGTCGCAGGAGCATGTGCTTTGGGTACGATCGGTATGTCTGTTTATCCCATAGCTTCGCTTTCTTGGCGTCGGCCACCGAGAACGTCTCTTTGCGCGGCTTCCCGCCGATGCGACCAACGATGCAGTAGGCTTCGAGTGTGTCGCCCTCGCCAGTCCATCCTTCCTCAAACACGGTTTGGTCGAAGAGCGACGTCTTGCGCATGCACAGGCCCAAAAGCATGTCGCCCCAGACCGTCGGCCGGCCATTGATGACGGCGATATTCTGAACGGACTGCACGGGATCGATGCCCAACTCGGCGCCGAACTGCATAGCGACAACAATCCCCTGCTGGTTCATCCCGTCTGGCGCCCAACCGGCCTTGCCGACGCAGGCGGCGAATCGCCAGTAGTCGTCCATCGTCTGCAATTGCATGCCGAGCTGCCCGCTTGGCGGCGGGGTGCTTGGTACTGTCGACCGCACTTGTTCGCGCGCTGCTGCCGCCGTCTGTTCCACTGCTGCTGTTGCCGTCGTCATTCTGTCCTCCCTGCTGTTCTCGTGTCCTTGTACACTTCGATTCCGCCGACTTGCTCTTCGGCCAGCTTGCCCATCGATGTCGCCGCCGCGTCGATGGCCTTCATGTTCGGCATCAGGTATGCCCGCTTGATTTGTGATGCGTTGACGATCCTAGCCTTCCATACCGTGCGATGCGAGATCCCCTTGACGTTCGGCACCTCGCTACGGATCACGGGGGGGGGCGGTGATGGCTCCGCGGCCACCATCGCCTCAGCCGCCTCCGGCATGTCCGCCTGTCGCAATTCTTCGGCCTTGCGCGCTTGCTCTTGTGCGAGACGTTGCCGTTCGCGCTCGGCCGCCTCTTGCTCGCGGCGCACGCGGGCTTCTTCCTCGCTCTTGTATCTGCCCATCTTGCCGTCAAACAGATCTTGCGCCACCTTAAACGGCCCGAGACACGTGTTCTCAAGAGCGCAGATAGACTTGTGGGCCCTATTGGCATCAGCCTTCGCTTCCTGGAACAGTGCCTTCACTGCCTTGATCCGGGACCGACAGCTCAGCGTATGTTCGCCGGCTATCTTGTACGACGGCGCATCGGCCACCTCAAAAGCCGTGGCAAGCCGAACGAGGCTCGCACTTGCGGTGTCGAGATCTTTCGTGTCCGGCGCTGTGATCGTCGCCAGTTCAATCATCCTTTGCTCCCTTGTTTCCCCGGTAGTTGTAAGCGTTCAGGTAACTCAGCCACCCGGCGGCGTCCGCAGGGTCATCGTGCTCTACCCACTTGGCTTTGCCATTACGACCGAGGTAGACGCAGCCTCGCACGTTAACGCCTATGCAACATTGCCTGTAGCCCTCGGTCTGCAACGGATGCCACCACTCAGGGGCGCCGGTTTTGATGTCGAGGAGGACGGTTGCTAGTCCAAGGTTCAAGAACGAACCACGTCTATCAAGCGTCCCGGCATAGCCGAGCCTCGCGTTACCGACCATGACTTGCGTTAATGCAGGCACAAAGCGCGTTTCCGCCCGAAACGCGATCCACGCCTTCGCATACCCAATGTATTGCGGGCAGTAGATTTCGGCGGCTTCGATGTCCAGCTCGCCCTTGTCATGCAGCTCCGTCAGCGTATCGATTGCCTTGCCCCGTTCGCGCCCCTCTTCGGTGTACCAGCGGGTGTCCACGCAGTTCATCACCTTGAGGATATGCGTCACGCTCGGGACCGGGAGGCCGTTGATCTTGTACGTGTGAGTTGGCTCGTGGAATTCAATCACTTACCGCCTCCGCGGGCAACTCGATGACGACTTCCGCGCGGGGCGGGGGTTTGGCCCCGGACTTGACAGCCAGCGCCTCATGGACCTTCGCAATGCACCCTTCAAGGGTCGGGGCGGAATGCCAGCTAACCTCCTCGTGGTACAATTTAATCTCGCCAAGCCGGGGAGGGATGCCAACGTGACAGTTCATTTCTATCTGCAGCGCGGTGTAGGCAGCCGGCCATTCCGCTTGCAGCCGCTTTCCGATCTCGCTAGTTCGTAACGTTTCCATTATTCACTCCTGTTTCACTGCCGACTCCGCGGGTTGGTCGTGGGGGCGGGGGGGGTTGTCATTCTTCATCCAACGCAATGCGGCCCTGCGCGTCCCTTTGGAACCCGTGTCTCGCATCCAAGCTCATAGTCCTGCACAAGCCGGCGGCGCAAAGGCGCAATATGCAACCGTCAGGCACGCATTTGCCCGCAGTATCGACTACACGCAGCTCGACCGTTCCATCCCCGACGTTGAATACGTCGATCTGCCTAATCGTCTCGGCCCCCGTTTCGCACACTCGCACCTTCATCATTCACTCTCCAAAAGCTCGCCCCCGCCCCGACGTGTTGTAGCACGCGAGACGGGGACTCTCTCGCCAGTGGTTGCATTAGAAAAGAGAACCTCCGCCGACTCTCGCCGACGGAGGTCTCCGGAGGGAAAGAGGTTTCGGAAAAACCACAGCGGGAAAATCCCGCACGCACAGCAGGCGTACCAGAGCACGTCGGCCCCCGACCGCCCTTGTCCGCCAGCTACAATGTCTTCAGGAATCCCGCTCATGGCGAACTCTCGCTCTGCCATCTCGTCAGCAATGGCATCGGCTTCCGCGAGTTCACGTTCGGAGTTCACGCCTTCGCCTCCGCGTCTTCGGATTTCGTTTCGGGTTTCGGCTCCTGTGCGAATGCTCTCCGTTTCACCATGACCGCGGCGCGTGCGTCCTGAAACAGCCTCACAGATTCTTCCCGCCTTAGCGGAATTGCACCGTTGTCGATCGCGTCTATCCGCTTCCCTTTGGTCAAGTCGTAGTGAGGCAGGAACCGGTGGTTCTGAAACCATGCCCGTTCAGGCCGATACTCAGAGTGAACTCGTGCAGTTCGGCCAGCGTGTCGGCCGTCAGGTGGGCAACCCATCCGTAGGGCCAGGCTGAGGACTCCGGCCATTGGATTCCTCCGTCGACGTAGACGCTCATCGGGTGGGCTCCTGTGGGCTTGAGGGGTCCAACCGCCCAACCCGGGCCGTGCAGCTCGCCGTGCGTGAGTTATGGGCTCGCAGGGGCATTCTGTGGCGGCTCCGGAGTTTCAATGGGATTGGCGATTCCCGTCACGGATTCGACAGCCCGTTGAGCACCAACGGCCGCTGCAGCCGTCTCGATCGCCCAACGCACCCTGGAAATCGCCGTCGTGCAATAGGCCGGTGCTTTGCCTTCCAGCTTCGCTAGATCCTCATTTGGGACCTCCATCACCGTTACGCCCTGTGGCATCGATTGTTCTCCTTTCGGCAGATCAAGTATAACCTACGCCTAGGCGGGATGCAAATACAATTTAGGATTTTTCTGGATATGCCGCGTAAGCGGGCGCTAGGCAGCGACCTCGTCGACGCCATCTGGTCGGGCCGCTAGCCCTTGCCCTTGGCTTTCGCCGCGTCTGCCAGCGTTCGCACGGCCTCAAGCCGAAGCCAGCCCGCGAGGACGGTGAGGTTCGTGCCGGACATTCCGCCGATGAAATCCCGTAGCGTCTCCTCCGCCTCGACTACCGTCATTATGATGGGCTTGCCAACGTCTGAGTTTTTCAGTTCTTTCGGGTCCATGCGTGCTCCTGTTCTGGCTACAAATCGTCTCCGCCGTGTTGGGTGGCCTGGCGATGCACGAGATTGAAATCCTGTGCAACCCTCGCCGCGAGGAGTTGAAGGCGCGCCATTGATTCGGTTGGCGGCCCGCCCGGAACGTCGGACCGTGAATGCAGCTCGGTCACGACCGTCGTGACAGATGCGTCAGGGACTTGGTCGCGAAGCGCACCTTCCGCATCATAGAACGGCACGACCGTCTCGATGCTCTGGTCACCCGGGACGCTCACGGCTTTGAGAAAAAACTGGGTACCCATGATATCTCCTACGAAACGGTGGTAGTGTCGTTTATCAGGTTCAAAGCGCCTAGCGCGTCCAAACAACTCTTCAACGCCCCCTCGGGATTATCCCGAGCCCCGGATACAGTGGGCTTCACGATCGCCGTAGCCCCGCCGAAAAATACCATCTTGCTTGTGGCTTCTATGCGGATCAACGTGTTGGTTCCGCTGTCCCTGATGTTGAACCGGCCCGCCGTCGCGTATTCTACGCTTCCTCTGGCCGACCCACTTGGCCCCCACTCGCAAACCGAAGCAGTGAACGCCATCGCCTGAACGGTATTGGCCTGGAAGAAATACCCATCCCCGGTCGGGACATTGAAAATCGTACCGGCAGCCGCGTCGTGCTTGATGTAGCTGCCGGCAGCGGCCAACGTGATTTGCGAGCCGGGCGCTGACAGTACCACGTCACCGGCATTCACCACCAAATCGCCGGCTTCGACCGTAACATCGAGGTTGCTCTCGATTGTGAGTGCCAGATCATTCGTACCGGCGAAATACTGCATGTCGCAGGCGGTCGTACTCCTCATCGTGGCTTTCCATTGCCCTACCAGGGCGTAGGCGCCACCCTGGTAGGAATAGAATGAAAAGCCGAACAGCTTCGTGCCGCTTACCACGTTGGCCGGTCCTGCTTTGGCTCGCCGATAGGAATGGAAAATCGAGTTACCCGCCGTATCGCTCTCAACCGTCAGGTACAATCCCGCGCTGCCACCCTCATTGTAGATGTACACATTCTTGTTCGCCGCTCCCGGCGAGAGGGTCGCGTTGACGCACCAATTGCCGTTCTCGTCGACACGGCATTTCTCGGTGCCGGCGAGCTCGAACGTGATGGGGCCGGTGCCCGACGAGCCAATGGTCAACGCCGCGTTCGCTTCGCCGGTCGCCGTTATCAGTGCGGGATCACCGGTCGCCGCGTTCTTAACCGTCACTTCGTTCACGGCGGAACCGACGGAGGCGAACTTGAGAATCTCGTTGACGCTGCTGTCGACGATGCCGTCTTGGAACTCGACGCCGCCCCCAAACACCCAGTGGGGCGCTGCACGCAGCCACGCGAGGCCGCCGGTGGCCGCGTCGTTTTTGCATTGGATGACGACATTGTCGGCCAGCGCGGCATGGCCAAATATGCCGAGGCCCGCGGCATCCCTCATCGTCCGATCCGCACCGGCAGACACCTGAACCGTATTTGCGGCGCCGGATGCAGCCGCGGCGGTTACGGCAAGGCCGAGATCCAGATCCGCGTCCGGTGCCGTGATAGTGCGCGTATTCCCGGCGGTTATCGCTGAGAGCTGAAAATCCATCTCTTTGGTAACGTCGCCCTCGTCGAAGAGATGGAAGGCATTGTCGGCGAACTCCGTTGTAACACCGCTGGCGCCGCCGGCCGCCGTCAGCGGTGTAGCGCCCCGCAGATCCACGGTAGACACGTGCGCCCAGGTGCCGCCGATCAAACTCATAGTTACGCGGGCTATGAGGAATCCGGTTTGCGAATCGACATTGAATTCGCTGGGGATCCTAAACACATCGTAGCCGTTGATATCCCCTTCTGCCGATGCCTGCTTATTGTAACTCCCGGTCGACAAGTTCATCGCCAACGGAGAATACTCGCCGCCCTTGTTGGCAATCCCCCAGATTACCCAGTTGAAGTATTTCTTAACCGCTACACCGTTAGCATCATTCGTCAACGTCTCCAGGTCCGTCACGGGATCATACGCAGCGCCGTTCTGATTGATGATCAGAATTGCATCACCCGTCGCGGTATCCAGCGCAGGTGTTGTGTGCTTGTGCATCTGGCGAACGACGCCAGCCGTCACTGCGGCGTCGACCGTCGCCCCGCCACCGGCGACGGTCATCGTTAGGACAACCCCGGTTTTGTAGATCGCATGTCGCGACCGTATAGCATCGGTTATGTGAACTATGTGCCCCAGACCGCCGGTCCCCTGAGCATGCTCGTTAATGTTGTGATTGGCGTATACGCCCTTGGTCTGAACGTATCCCGCTGAAGGAACCAGGAAGTAGCCGATCTTGATGTGCGCGATTGGGTCCGCCGGCCAATCGCTTGTAGACTTCGTCAGCGCTTTCGTGCTCTGTAGTATGTAAATGAAATTACCTGTCGGGCTGGTGTCTGAACCCGCATCGAGAGGAATGGTGGCAGGGCTCGGCGTGCAATCCAATGTCGTCGCGCCGTCGGAGAAGAGCATCGTCAGATCGCCGCCCCCGGCCTGCTCGATCGACATCGTCACGACCGTACCGTTGCTCGTGACCAAGGCGTTGAAAGACTCGATGAACGTGCCATGGAAGAATGGGTGTATGTGTGCAGACGCAGCGGCGCCAATGTCGGTCAACACATTGGCAGGTGAGCGCCACTCGAGACCCTGGTCCTCGGAGTCCTTGACCCGGAGCATGTAGAGATCGGTCCCCGGCTGAAAGGCGGCGAAGTCGCTGTCTGAATCACTGACCACGAACTGGCCGGGCGTACTCGCCTGAATGTTCCCGCCCTTGGCTTCCGCGCCCGTCGCCTGGGTGAACGTGACGGTAAACGGATTGCTCCCAGACAGATAATTGATATCAGCGGAAAGGCGCTGTAGCGCAAGGCGCACTTCCTCGAACGACTTGACGTTGGAGCGCACTGGGACAATCGACCTTGGCATCGTCAGGGACCCTCCCCACCCGGATACCGGTCGTGCAGCCGTCGTTGCCTGTCGCTTAGACTCCGGTTCAGTCTTCCGCTCTTGATGTCGAGCAGCTTATAGCCGCGTGCCCGCCACGCTTCGCGCAGTACATCGAAAACCTCTCGCTGGCTCATGCCCATCGCCTTGAAGAAACGGACGCTCGTTTCGTCCGGCTTCCTGTCCGTTAATCTCAGAACTTCCGCCTTGATGAACGATTCCTCGTCGAACTCGTTTCTGAACAGCGAGTCTATCGTCTGGCCCGAAAGCCCCGCATCATCGAAGACCTTCCTGATCTCCTTTTCGATCATCCCCAGTTTCGTGGCGGCGGGTATTTCCCGCTGAAGCCCCGCGAACAGTCGCCGTTTGGATTCGACCATCTCCTCATGCTTTTGGCGCAGCAGATCGAGGCTCACATCGCCCTTGCTGCGAGCGTGCGTAGTCAGGATGTTCGTCGCCTCTGACCAGTTCCCCGAGAAGTTTCGGGCTTGCCGACCCAAGGCGGTTGGGATGTTGATCTGCATCGGACGCTGACCGGTCGCCGCCATCATTTCGTCGACCGGATCTCTGACCTGACCCCACGGCTCGATGACGCCACGCATCCCCCGGTAGGCGCGACGAACCTGCGCGATCGTGCCCGGTTCGTAGGCCCCCAGAAGATGCACGAAGACATCCCGGACCTGAGAGTCCCAATCCGCCTGCTCATTATACACCGTCCCGCCGTACTCGGTCTTGTTGCGGGACACGTCGAGTATGCGCTGGACCAGCAGTTCTTCCGAAGTGAACGGGTCCAAAAACTTCTTTGCGGCAACCATCATCGCCGGCAAGATCCCCTCGTCCTGGTTTCTCAGGAAGCGCATGATCGGACTGCGCATATACACGTAGGGATCGACGTAGCTCATGTCGATCACGCGGAACGCGTGCGGCTTGTCGGGCACCGGCAGGTGGTAAAATTCCCCATCTACGGCGTAGTCCGGCAGGAACTCGCGCATCGCATTTTCCTGCTCCCGGTCCATTCCACTGACAAGCATACGGCTTACGGCGGAGATCGCGGGGATGGTAATCGGCACCAGCAGCGTGCCAACAAGGCGCTCGGCGGCGATGCCCCGCATCTTGGGATCTTGAAACTCCGTGCCAATCCGCTTGAGGTTATTGCCGTAGGTGCGGAATATCTCATAGGGGAAGCTGGTGAACGGTGCCACCGGGGCGTTGCGCCCGATCGCCCGCCACAGTTCGGGGACCATCGAATACGTGGGCGCTGTGTCCCGCAGTTCGCGAGCCGCCATCTCTTCGAGTTCGATGTCAGTCGCATCGGGCAATGCCTTGCGGAGCCGCGCCTGCATCATCTTCCACATGATGTAGCGCGGCAGATCGTCGCCCGCACGGTACAGTTTCGTGGCGGCCTCGATGGTCTTTGCGGTGCCCTTCGTGCCCCCTCGCAATGCCTTCGCCGCCGCGCGACGGTGCCAGGGCCTCGCATTATCGTAAAGCGAGTCTGCGAAGGCAGCCTCGTCGCCCTTGACCGCACCTTCAAGCGCATGTTTCATTTCGCCGGACACGGCCCCGTCGTGAAGCACGCCTAACTCGATTCCACGAACAACCGCAGCCCTGCGTTCTTTATTCGGCGTTCGCCGGAAATCATCGACGATGGTCCTCGCCGCGCGCATGAACCCTCGCGGACCGAAGTGCCATAAAAGACCGGTGTTAAGGAACATCTGATTCCACGAGAGGACGTTGCGCACTTGCGTCGTTTCCGACAGGACCGTTTTAGTGAGCTTCGCCCCGCCGATCGCCTTCAGGTACATCCGATGGAAGTTCCCGACAGTATCGCTTTTCGTCGCTTGCTCGAATGCCTTGGCGACTTCCGGGTAGGTCTTGAGCCCGTTCAGCGGCCACATGGCCTCGCCGTTCTTTGCCGCGATTTCAGCCACGGCTTCCGGTGGGATGTTCGGGTCTTCAGCCTCGAACAAGAACCGCCCCAGCCCCTCTTGGCGGACCTGCGTCAGAAACTTGTGGGCGGCGATTACGTGAGCCTGCTTTTGCGCACTGCTCACGAAGTTGAAGCGCGGGTCTTTGACTTCGCCCAGGAACGCCCGGTATATCTCCGGCAGATCCTTGCGCTTGATGAAGATCGACTGGTCCTTCTTGCCCAGCTTGGAGAAGAACCCTATTGGCGTACCCGCTTCCTTGGCTTTGAACAGCAGCTCGTTCATCTGCTGTTCGAGCTGGTTGTCGGTAAGCTCCATGCCGTCGGCCAGATACTCCTGTCGCAGCCAGCTCTTGAAGTCATTGCGGATCGTGACCGGGACATTCTTCGACCACTTCGGATCGATGAATGCGCGGTACTGCCGGTGAAGCCAGAGACCCTTGTTCTTCTCGATGATCGCAGCCAGCCCACCTTCGACAACGCCGTCATTGATGAGCTGCGTGGACAGCTCGTCGATTTTCTGGCGCATCGCTCGCACGGGCTCTTGAAGCGGCTCGGGAAGAAAACTGACAATGGGCTTGCCCCCAAGAGCGGCGTTAACGGCCAAGACATCCTCGTCGCTCATCTTCCCCACACCGCCATACGCCTCTTTCGCTCCAGCCATGAAATCGCGGTCCAAGTTCTCGATCTCTTTGAGCCGGGCGCGATACCACTGGTTGCTCTCGCGGGCACGCTCGAAAGCGCCCTCCGGGAGAACGCCAGCCGGCGTGAACAGACGACGCAGGAAAGCTGTTACGGGATTGGCGCCCTTTCGCCGAAACTTTGGGATCTCGTCGACCGGCAGTGCCTCGCGTGGCAGTTCGACGGCCGGCTCGGCAGTTTCGGCCGCCTCTTCGCCTGGGGTGGGTGCGGGTTGCTGGAGCCGTACCTCCTGGGCCTGGCGGGCAACGGGCTCGGTTACAGCTTCATCCCGCGGCGCTTGGACCTGATGTTGCATCAGGGTTTGCTCGAGCTGCTCTTCGGATGTGGGCTGCGCCCTTTCCTCTACGGCGGCCCCAATCATGTCGCGGAAGACATCCCGGCGCATTTGGGAGACTTGCTCGCCGCTTATCGCGTCTCCCGCCGCGTCCTTCAACTGCTTTCGGCTGACCTTGCCTTCGAGTCCAGCGATACGCTGACTGGCTTCGGGGTGCAGCTCAACGAACCCGCGGGCACGCTCCATCGTCGGACGGTCGCGCTTGAAACGGGCGGCCGTGCGGACACCGGCAATGGGGATAGTGAAGGCGACGGCCTCTTGGGCGAGCTGTTCGAGTGTCGGGGCCTCCGCAGGAAGGTCCACGCCCGGAATGAGGCTGGCCACCTTGCGCAAGCCTTCGTTGAGGCGTTCCTCGGCCATCTCTCCCGTCACACTGCCGATGCCGAACTTGTCGAGAAAGGCCCTCGCGCCAACGCGAGCCGGTTTCATACCGACGGCACGTCGCGCCTTACCACCGATGAGTCCAACAACCTTGTGAGTCTGCTCCGAGAAGATTTCAATGTAAACGCTGCCTATGGCATTCAGGGTGGCTTCCATGCCGCCTTCGCCTTCATCGAGGACCACGAACTCGAAGTCCTCTGCCCCGTCCGGGATGTATGCAGCGAATTCCGGCGTAGCTCTCTGGAATGCCTCCGCGGTCACCCGGTGGCTGAACACGGGCAGCCTGAGAAGTGTCGTACCCGCAAGGCGCCCTACGTCCAACGCGGCCTTCTTCAACACTCCGCTGAGGGATTTCTTGATTGCCTTCTTGGCAACCTCTTTCCCGCCCTTTTTCAAAATAGCGGGTAGGCCACCAGACGCGAAGAAATCCGCCCAGAACGGCACGCTTCCCAAGGTGATACGCGCCACGCCACCACCGAACGTGCGTTCCCGAGCGTCCATCACCGACTGCTCCATGTGGGCGGCCAGCGTCTCCCAGTCCTCGGCAGTGCCCTTGTCGTCCTCGATGCGCTTTGCGGCTGCCTGGACGTTCCACAGCTTGGCTACCGTGAAAAAGCCGCCGCCAAGTGGAATGTCTTCCTCGCTCAGTTCCTTGGCCTGCTCGACAATCCCGACCTTCTCCGGCAGCTTGTCCGCCGGACCGAGACCATACTTCTCGCGGATCTTGTTGAATCGACCAAGCGCATCCGGAGACCGCCCCAATGGACCATGCGCCAAAAGGGCACCCGAATCCGAACGGCGTTTCGCAAATGCATCAGCTTCAGCATTACTATCGAAGCCAGGGAACTCCAACCCGGACTGAACGGCAAACCCAATGGCCTCTTGGTTGCTGACCTGTTTCCCACGAACGATAGTAGGAATGAGAGTAGGCTTGCCGGAATTCAATTCCTGCACTTCTACCGATATCGTGCGCTCACTGGAAAACGTACCATCTGGATTACGAATCCCGGGGACAACTCCATACGCCTTGGCGATCTCCGGGGTAAACGGCGCAAAATCGACGGCTGCTTGGATCTTCTTGTCTTGGCTGAAATCGAGTTCGGCCGCTCCGGCGGCAATCGTGCGTTGCGACGCTCGAATGCTGTCCTCGCTCGCATCCTCGGCCTGCTGGGGAGTCGGCTGTTGCTGCGCCTGCTGTGCGGGTTGCTGTTGTTGCAGTAGGGTCTGCAACCGTTGGAGCCGTTGTTGGTCTTCGGGCGTCGGTGGCAAGTCACTGCTCCAATATGCGCTTGGCGATTTCCAGTTCGCGCTGCTGCGTCTCGTCGAGTTGTCGTCCGCCTTCCAATAGGCTCACATAGAAATCGAACACGACACGTGCTTCGTCGCGATGCTGCTCAATCTTTTCAGGCGGCCATGTTTCGATATTCGGCGACTTCTGCACCGCCGCTTTCAGCTTGGTGGCGGCTTCGTTTGCGGTCATCTCCTCGGGAAATTGCTGCCTCTCCATCTCCTCCTGGATCATCCGCTCCATATTTTCGGGAGAGGTCCCTAGTAGGCCTCTAACCGTAACCCTTTCAGCAGTCTCGTAGGCTTGCTGCATTTGCTCCCGGGTAGGAGTCATCGTCCCCAAAGTCGAGACGCCAAGGGCGTAGTTTTCGTTCAACCGATTAAGGTATTGTGCTCTCGGGATGCTCACGCCCAACGACGGAATCTCGATGTCCGTATCCCTGTCCGTCAGCGTATCGACGCTGACCGTCATCTCCCCGTCCCGGCCGATCGACAGCCTTGGCTTGAATCCCGCCTTCATCCACGCTTCGAGGATTGGCTGCGCCTGCTTAACCTGTTCGGCTGCTGACGGCGGCTGCTTGCGAACGAGTTTCATGGGGAAGTTCGATGGGTCTTCGATGTCACCGGCGATACGGTTGAGGAGTTCGAGTCGTTGCCCCTGGGGCACATTAGGATCGCCCATCACCGCGTTGTAGTTACGCACGGCCTTGTGGGCTTCTTGTTCATCCGGGACCATATCGAAGTTGTTGAGAATCCCCGCTTTCTGAAGCGCGGCGTTCATCCGCGTTTGGGCGTCTGCCCGGCCCCTCTGCTGCCTCTCTTGCTCTCGCACGCCTCGAATGCGCTCGGCGCCCGCCTGGAAATCGCCTTGCCCGGCCTCGGTTATCACCTCACGCGAGGCGCCCAACTGCTGAGCCATCTGGCCCTCGAAAACGCTTTGGGCCCGTTGGGCGGCCTGCTGTTGAGCGACTTGCCCGGCGTACTGTTCGAGCGGAATACCCTCTGCCTTGGCCTGCGCGGTGAACGCTCGGGTAGTCGTTCCCAGGCTCGTGGCCAGTTTGGAAATCTCGCTACGATCGAGTTTCGTTGGTGCGAAGCCGAATTGCTGAATGTCCTCCTGCTTTTGAAGGAGTGTCCCAATGCCCTCGGCAGCCGTGGCTACGCCACCGGCGACGTCCCCGCCAACGATCTGGCTGCCCACCATGCCGCCCAAGCCCGCGCCCTGGGCCGCGCCCGCCAGAATCGTCGTCCCCCCGATAGCGGGTCCAAGAAAGGCGCCGCCAATGCCGCCAACCACTGCCCCACCGAGCGTTCCCACGAGCCGTTGCTGCCTCGCCACCCGTTCCGCATTGCGGATCTCGGATTGCAGTCGTTGATATTGCAAGACGCTGAAAAAATCGGCGACTGCCTGATACCGCGGGTCCCGGAACGTGTTGATTGTAGGCATGGCCCGAATTTCCTAGCCGCCGCCGAACCCCGGCTGAATCTGAACATTCCGGAAACCGCCCGGTCCCAGGCGGTTGATCGAATTGATGAATCCCAACCCCTGTTCGAGCCCCTGCATTCCCATAGTCAGCGGCAGTTGCCCGAATCCCATCAGGTTGTTCATCTGGTCGACGCCGGCCTGCTGAAGCATGCCCATTTGGCCCATGCCGAATCCGCCCAGCTGGCCAAGCGACTGTAGCCCGACGTTGGCCCCGAGACCGGCACCGAACTGTCCGACGCCGAGCTGTTGGCCAAGGAGACCTTGTCCGAGGCCGGTTCCCATGCCCAGGAGCTGCTGCTGGGCGCCGAGCTGCTGGCCGGTCAGTCTCTCGTTTGCGGCCGCGGCCGCACCGCCGAACTGGCCGAGTATGCCGACCTGCTCACGCCGCAAACGCTCTCCCAGGCCACCGAGTGCCTGGCCACGCTGCGCTTCGACGCCGCGCTGAATTGACGCGGCCCCGGTAGAAGCGGTAAACCCGCGCTCCTGAAGGTTGGCCGCCTGCTGAGCACCAAACTGGTCGAATCGCCGGTTGATGTCCGCCTGCTCCTGTTGCCCGAGTCCGGCCGACATCTGCTGCGCCTGACGGAAGAGATCCTGGAATTGCCCGCCGACCTGACCGGTCCGTTGGCCGAAGTTGCGCATGAGGCTTTGGCCACCAAGGCCGAACTGTCGCTGCAGCGCAGATGCTCCGCCGGAAGCAAGCTGGTTGAGCCCGGCCGTCTGCTGGCCAACCTGGCCGGGAAGCCCCTGTAGGCTCTGCATGGTAGAGCCCATGAATCGCTGGAAGTTCTGGTTCTGCGCGCCCTGGCTGAACAACTGGTTCCCGGCCTGCATGCCTTGGTTGGCGAGGCCCTGGGCTTGCCCGAAGAGTTGTCCGACATTCGGCGTCCCGCTGATGAGACCCATGCCGCGATCAATGTCGCCTTGCTGCGCCTCCATCACCTGTTGCTGGAGTTTGCGATCCTGTTCGCCGAAGAACAGATTCATTCCAAGGCCGAACAGCGGACTGCCGTGAAAAGGCATAACTCACCTCACTACTAAAAAAAGCGTTGCTGGCCCCGAAACTGCTTACCGAACCCTTGACCGCCCATTCCCGGCACACCCTGCATGAACGACAACCCGCTCATGAGGTTCTGCATCATTCCCGGCATCTGACCGGCACCGGCGGCCCGACTCCGCATCATGCCTTGAAGCAATGCCGGATCGACCTGTTGACCGGGAACGAGTCCCGGCTGCGCCATGCCCTGCTGACCGGCCTGTAGTGGGCCCTGGCGAATGGGAAGGGCGAATCCCTGCCCGCCTTGTTGTTGCCCAAACCCCGCCAACTGACGCCCTCGATTCTGTGCCACAGATTGCTGCTGAGCCGTTGGGCCGAAGAACTGTCCAAGTTGACCTTGCGACAACTGTTGGCCGGGCATGCCCGGCTGCTGGCCCGCCATCCCGGCTTGGCGCCGCATGAACATCTGAAGCATGTTACCCATCGGATTGCCCATCATTTCAGGTTGCCCGCCCGGCATGCCAAACGGAGACATTTGCTGTTGCGGCTGCCCGAACATGCCAAATGGCGACTGCTGCTGCCCGAACATCTGCTGCACCTGTCGCTGCATGGGCATGAACTGCTGTTGCCCTTGACGCATTCGCGCTTGCCCGCCCTGCCCCTGAAGCTGCGACATCATGCCAAACATTGGATTGCTGAAAAGCGACATAACTCACCTCACTTTCAACCGATGACCGCGTGCGGACGGCCGTCCCCCAATTCCGTCGGGTCCGTATCCCAATCCCATGTAACACGCATGTCGTATCCACGGAACGCCGGATCGTAGAGCCCGTGCTCGAATGGCCAACCAATGACACCACCGGCCGCCTCCAGCGTCACCTCCAGAAGCATGTCGGTGAACGTCACCGGGGCCCTGCCATACGCGACCTCGATCCTCGTGTTGTCGAAAACGTGGTTGACCCAGTTATGGCCAAGCCACCAGAGCACGAGTAAATCGTCGTCATTCGCAGCTTCAACGAGGACTTTCGCGTGGGTGCCTTCCCCATCCCCGATGTAGCCTTTGGCCGCATATCGCGTATTGGGTAATCCAAACATCGGCCACCTACGAAATACCCGTACAACGCCCCGTAACATTCAGTTCCTTGTCAGTGCTGCCGTCTAACAAGGTTACAACGATTGCAGTGCCGATCTCTTCCGGGTCATACAGCCCTTCCGGCCACGTCCAGTGGTAGGCGGTCGTGTCTATGATGTCTATGTCCAGTAGGGTCGTTGACCCCTGCACGATGGTAAGGTTCCCGGACACCGCCGTCGCATAACCAAATGTCACACTATACACCGCAGGAACCCCATCGGACGACGTGGCCAACGTGAGTACCGCGTCGGACCCGGTTGCGACCGTCCCCTTGGCCTTACCGTAAACGGCCGTCTTGGAATCGGGTAATCCGAACATAACCAGTCTCCTATGCTCTCAGTCGTCCGCCGGGCTTAACTTCCGCTTCCATGAACTCTAGTGCCCAACGAACGTCACCGCTGTTCTGTATCCGCACGTAGGCGTCACGCCCACGCATTCGTGGCCGGAAACTGGGGTTCAGTCCGGCCGCCAAGCTGCGAGTGGCGAAATCCGCCGCGTTCTTGGCTGCTTGCGGCGTCTTGCCGCTGCGCACTTTCAACGTGCAAGCGCCGCTGTTTTCACCCAATGCCACATCGACACTGTCCAAGTAGCCGTCACGGCCGCGGCCGTCGAGACGGATCGGCCCGAATTCGGCGTAGGAGGTGAACGACGTTCCGTCATCGTCCGCGGCGCCGCGACTGTACTTGCGCACACGGCCGTCACGGCAACCGACGATGAGTCGGTTCGGCAGATCACCGATCACCCCACAAAAGGCGTCGTGGTCCTCCGCGTATCGATCGTGGAAAAACCCCTCCAGCCGCATGTCGTACCACCAGGCCTCCGAATCGCCGCTCGACAAAGAAGTGACCCGAATCCAGATGCCCAGATACTCCGGGTCGTACTCCAGGAACACGTGGTGGGTATCGGGGTCGATCTGCCGCAACTCGTCGGGAATGCGGTCGGGCGACACCCGCCGCGGTTCCACGAGGCCGCCGAGTTCGGTACGATGAATCCGGTAGAGCCCGTCAATCGACAGAAAGTAAATCTGGTCGTCGTCGGTAGGCGCCCAGGCGTCGAACGACAAGACCCCTACTCGACGGGATAGATGATCGAACGTACCGCCGACCGCGGGGTCGCCGCGCAACACCGAGCATTCGCCCTCGCCCGCGACCATCATCAGATCATCGAACACGGGAATGAGGCTGGTAACGGGCGCGCCGAGTCGGCCCAGACCACCCGCATCGAAGGCGAAGGCGTCCTGGACCGTTACGGTGGCCGGGCTGTAGTCGTAGTTCAACGGATCGCCCTGCTTGGACATGAACACGTCGCCCGGATTATTCGGGTCGCCGCTGAACACCAGTCGGTCGCGGTAGAGTTCCACGATCCGGCAGGCGTAGGGAGCCGTGCCGGCCCACGCCCCGGATACGATAGCAGCGCCGGTTGCCGTCATCAGCGTCACCGCATCGGTCGTTGCGTCGTAGATTTTGATGCCCGGAACAATGCGATAGGCGGTAGATGTAGAGTCGCCCGTAGGCGCGGCCGGCGTTGCGACCAACGTCTTGAGCACGAGCGTATTCAGATCGGTGACGGTTCTCACTTCGTACCATCCGGTGGCAATCGTCCCGGTTACGTCGGTCAGCTCGATTACATCCCCGGTCGCGACAACACCATCGGTAACAAAGTCTGCGTCCGAATCGATCAGCTCGCCGCTATTGTTGGCGATCGCAGCATTCGCCGATGTCGCCGTCCGCTCCCGTCGCGGCTCTGCCCAATCGGCGATATACAGCTTCGCGAACCGGGCAGCTACGCTCACCGGCGTGGACTCCACGTCCCGATCCACGAACGTCGGAGTGCCGGTAATCACGGTCAACGCACCGCTCGTCGTTTCGCTGTACAGTGTGCCGTTGGAACCGGCGACGATTTGACTCTGGGGTGGAAGGTTCTCGGCAGTGTAGGCTACGAGAACCGCATCGATGACGCCCGGATTCACGTCCTGGGGCTCAATCTCCACCGCGATCGCATCACCGGAAGGGAACGACCCCAGGGGCAAAAACCCGCCTTGATCGTCCACGAACAGCCCGCCCTGATTCGCAGAGATGTACCTCACAAATCCGAAGGCTGTGTCGGCGCGGATGAGAAATTGAAGCGTGCCGGGAGTATCGAACGGCTCGGGTATCCAGGAGACTTCCAGGATTGACACAATCACGTCGTTCTTTAGCAGACTCAGCGTAGTCGCCGATTGGCCGAACGCGATTTCGCAGCCGATACTGGAAGACACATCGGGGGACGATTGATTCATCCGAGTGTAGATGCGGTACTTGTTAAAGACCTTCTCCAGGATGTTGAGCGTTATGGTGACCTCGGTATTCCAGTCGATGTCCAGCGCCGAAGTCTTGTAAACGGCCCCGCGGTTACCGGCCGTTGTCGACCCGATAAGGGCCGTTCCCGATTGGGTCAGGTCCTCATCGTCCCACGGCGCATTCGTCCAGTCATTCAAGTCGGTGAAATGATCCTGAAACGTCCGCGACGGAGTGACTACCGCCGTGCGGACCAAGGCCAGCAGATTCACATAGGCGCCGGACCCGAGTTCTTCCGAGAACGCCTTGGCCAGACCCGGCCGACTCCCGCCGCGGGCGCGACTTTCGAGCACATCGTAGGGGCGCACGTTCAGCGCATCCTGGGTGGTGAACGGGCGCACGTGTTGATGCGATGCGCTGCGGTCGATACCCGCAAGCGGGAACTCCAGATTGATTCGTCCCAGTGCCACTGCGAGCCCCCGGTTAGGCCGCGGCTGTCCGCAGTTGCACACACTTGATGTAGTCGACCAGCATGGTCTCGACGCTACCGCCGGACTTGACGCCGAAAATGAGGTTCATCGGCACCATTCCCGATCTGACGAAGCCCATCGTCGTGCCGTGGGCGGTCAGAGGGCCGGTGCCTCCGGCGACGTCGAAGTACGCCGTGACTATGCCGGTAATATCTGTGGAACTGACGTGGAATCCCACACGGGTCCACGTGTTTGAAACGAACGTAGCCAAACCCGTTTCAACGTCCTGCGTACCGGCATTGCTCGCCTCGGCATCGATGGCCATCGCCCCTTCGATCTTGTAGATGAGGGCGCCATCGTAGGTCGCCAACGGGCCGGCGCCGGCCGCTTGGAATCCACCCGTCGTGTCGGACGTAGTCAGGCCGAACCACCAGCATGTTTCGTTCGTCGCGGCCTCGGTGATTTTGAACCTGGCCTCGAACCACAGTTCGTTTCTGCCGGCGAAGGCGAACGCCTGGGCGGTGCTCCGCCTGGCGTGGTAGTCGTCGTTCTGGGCGGTCGTTACGAGGTTCAACGACCCGCCGAGCTGGTCCCCGTGGGTAGCAGTACCGGTCCCACTGTCATCGAGCTGAACCCATTGCGTGCCGGCATCAATCCCGGTAACGAAGTCGTCGAAAATCGTGACGGCTTTGAACGGGTCGGGGTCGAGCGGCGAGGGCGCTCCACTCCACAGGCCGGTCGGCGGGCCGCTTTCCAGGTGCACGCCGTTATGTTCGATTTCGATGTCTTCACTGGTGCCGAATAGCATTCTTGCGGAATCCGGCAGGCGGAAAGTCTCGCCCGCTTTGATCTCGGAATCCGCCGTCCAGACGGCGGTTGTTTTTGTGCCCGTGTTCCGATAGTGCCGAGTCCCGGCGCCGCCGTCCGAGTGGATGAACAGGGCATTCGGCGCCCAGTTCTCCCGGCCGTTGCCGGCCGTCGTACCCCAGCCGTGGACATATCCCTCGGGCGTCTTGCCCGTCCGCCCCGACGTCGGGAAGTCCGCAGTTTCCAGGTCGTTGGCGATGTTGTGCGGTGCTGTCATATCTCTTCTCCTATGGCAAAGTGCCGTCGACCGTCACCACGTGATTGATCCGCGTGAGGGCCGGATGAACCGGGCGACGGTCACTGTTGTCTGTCATCACACCCATGCGCTCGCTGCGATGGAGTCGGCGGTCGAGCTGCATGCTCTTTTGGAGCATTTGCCGATACCGCTCCCACTTCTCGCCGCGGCGATCGTTCTTGTCGTTCTCTGCGGCCGCCAGACAGGCGTACTTGATCGTGTCGCCGTGCAACATGCCGCCTACGGGAAACTCGTCACTGGTGATCTGGTCGATCAGCAGGATTTCCTGAAAGTACGCCGTGTAGTTGCTGTCCGGTATGCGATAGACGAGCAGATCCCATCGCTGGCCGTCCGTAGCATCCGTTCCCGACACCGGCCGCTGGGCTGCAAGCGTCGGCCGGGCGGCGCTCGTACTCCGTTGAAGCAGCTCGGCCACCTGGCGTTCGCTGACCAAGTCGATCGGCGAATAAGATCCCGCATTGTTCTGGAAAGTGATCGGTCCGACGATCCCGCCGAAGGCGTCGGGCATACGATAGACGCCGTCGGCCGTGACCGAAAAGAACTTCGCGGAAATCGTCGGGCTGGGCGTCGCCGAGAGCGTCACGACCGTCGAACTCGTGTACGCACTGATCGTGTACTCCCGGTAGACCTTGAACGTATCGCCGGCGTTGGATGTCGTGCTCGTCGCGTTCCCACTGAGCTTGACAATCGTCGTGCTCGTCACGGATGCGATCGTGTACGTCTCTCCCGATGTATCGAAAACGAGCTTGGCCCCGACGTCGTCACTGCTCGTCGTGAAAATCGCAGATGTAGCCGTCAGGGTCGTTTCGCCCGTCGCGAACGCCGCCGCCCCGTCGTCCGTCCCCGACAACGCATTGATCTTGACCTTGCGGCCGACCATCGTCGCGAAGAACGAAGCGGCGGTCGCGGTCAACGTCGCCGTGCTGCTCGACGCGGTAACCGTTGACTCGGCAACCGTCGCCCACAGAGTCACGTCGACCACCGGAGACAGAAACGACCAGTTGAAGGCCCCGAGGAAATCACGCATGCCCTCGCCGAAGTACGCATCTACGTCCGCACCTTCATCGGCGGTCAATCCCGCCGTGGTGTCCGCTAGGCGCGTATACCCCAGGTAATGGGCGATCGCCTGGCGGATCGTGCTGAACTTCAGACTGAGTGTCGATTCAGCCATGTCGGTCAATCAAAAAACGGCGGGGGCGGGCGCGGACAAACACGTCCGCACCCCGCCGCACTAGCGCCTACGTTATGGGCATCGCGATAACCTTCACCCAATCGACAAACAAATTGCCGGGAGTCGCGCCCGCCTCATTACACAGAAGCACGCCCAATTCCTGGTCGCCCGGGAAGTTGGTCGTGTCGGTGATGGTGTTGGCCTTGCTTCCGACCGTGTTGTAATCCTCCTGGGTCTCCTTCGCACCATCGAAAAAGATTTCCAGGAAGCGGTCCTGACGATTCGTCGGGTCCCACAAGAACCCGGTCTTGACATACTGGTCGGCAACCAGGGTCTTCGCGTCAACTTCCATGACAACGTCGGTGCCGTTCTCCTTGTTGAAGATCGGCTCACACTGATCACCGTCGGCCTCCAAACGCGAGAAGCCGATGTAGTCCACGTTTTGCATGGTTCCATCGGCAGCTATGATGCCTTCGTCCTTGACGAGACCCTCTTCGGTGAGGCCCACGAACACACCGAACGTCGTGTTCGCGATCGTGTTGACCTTCCACCGTGCCTCGAACCAGACCCGATGATCCGCGTCCAACTTGACGAAGCTGCCGGCGTTTCCGTCCGTCCCGATGACCGCAGTCTCGTCGGCCGTATCGGCACTGATTTGCATCACACCGCCGACGGCTGTTGCAATCGTGTTCAGGGTCCCGCCCGAATCGGCCGCCCCCGCCCACTTATGCAGAACGGTATCGGCCGCCCCCAAAACCGGGAAGTTGATGAAGTCCTCCCAGAAATACCAGCCGCGGATTCGACTTGCAAGTATGGCTTCGATCGGACACAAGTGCCACAGTTCCGGCGTTGGAGCCGCAGCGGCCGAGCCGGTCGTAACACCATAAGGTAATACGCCTCTCATCACTGCACCTCCTTTCTATTCGCCGAACGGGGCTGCCTTCGCACCCACGAAGTGGGCACGGAACAGCTCGTTGGCAAAGTTCCAAGAATGGTCCAAGTGTTTCTCGACCACGTTGTGCTGCTTCGGCGCCTCACGCGGACCGGTCTCGCGCATGTTGTTGTTGCGCAAGATGCCGATGTAGAAGTGCGTGAGGTTGATCCCGTAGAACGGGTTGCTGCTGGCAGCCGCTCCGTCATCGAGGTAAGGAACCCAAGTAATCGGAATGCGTTTGAACGACGTCGCGTCCATCGTCACGGCCACATCGAAGCCGATGTTGTCGTTTCGCTGGCGGGCCATCGCTTCGATGGCCTTGAGGGTCGTCTCGTCCGTGAAGAAGGCGTAGTTCTGGATATTCACGCCCTCGACGCGCGGAGGTGGACGGAATCTCACCTTTCGGAACGCCGTCGAAGTCAGCGAATACCAGTCGTCTTCGCTGACGAGCGTGTACGTGTACGCCCAATTCTTCTGGTTGGGCTCGGCCGCCGGATCGATGCCGTACTTGTCCGTATGACCCGACGCGAGACTGCCGGTGAAGCCGTCCGTGCCGTTCCAGATGACCGAATACGGAATGCCGTGGGGCATGAGCACATCGGAAGCGCCGGGCACCTGCCAGGCGCCGGTCTCGATGTCCTCGGCCACGTCGACGAACAATCCGTCGTCCTGGACTGCGACGAGATCCACGATCTCTTCCGCGGGGCTCGCCATGTCTAGTTCGCGAATGTCGATACCCCAACTGCGATTGATATGCCGCCACTGAACTTCGCCGGCCGTAATGTGCTTCCCTCGATCGACGTTGTCCTCCTCGTACAACTGGACATAACCGCTCCCGCCTTGGGTGCGGTTCATCACGTTGAACTTGAAGGACTTCCCGCCCTTGGTCCTAGACCGACCTCCGTCCAGCAACATGCGGACGATCGGATAGTCCTGGTAGGCCTGGGCCACCTGGACCCAGTTCCCTCGATCGAGGTCTGAAAGCACGCCGGCGGCCAGATCGGCGATCTGACTCGGCGTAAAAGGCATTGGTTATCTCCTCTAGGGAGCCGTGCCCATTTCGGCCATCTGCAGCCTTCGCACACTTTGTGTGGCTTTCTCGCGGCCGCTCTGGGCGGGCTCTTCTTCTCGGGACCTCGGACGTTCCGAAGTCCGGTCCACGCCCCGTTGGACTCTGCCACCGAGGGCCTTCCGTTCCATCTCGGCCAAGCGCGAGAAGTACAAACTCCCCAGCGCCCGCTGGAACGCTTCGCCGTAGTCGGCGGTCCCGAGCTGCTGCATGGCACCAACGTGCTGGCGCAGCCTGTCGAGTTCCTTGGCATTCCGGGCGTTCGGAGGCCCGAGCACGGGATGCCAGTCTTCGCCAAGCGCGTTGACCTGCTCGTTGAATGTCATGCGCCCGACGGTATCGTTCATCCCCGTAATCCGGTTCACCAGCTCGCCGATCGCGGTCATCATCTGGACCGACTGATTGGCATAATGGCTGTTGATCCCGTTCAGGGCGTTGATCACGTTTTCGTCCACATCATCCTTGTTCAACTCCAGCGCGGCCGCGAACTGCATCGGGTCGATCTGGCCGGCCTGCTGTTGGTCGGCACCGACTTGTTGCTGTTGCTGGCCCGGGATACCGGCCGTGGCCGCCCGATCGGCGGCGCGCAAGACCATCGAGAGATTGGCCGGGCCGAGCGCGTCGATCTCGCCCTGGTCGAAGCCGAGCGATTGGGCGCGGCTAAGGGCCGCAGGGTCGAACTGCGGCGCGGCATCGGTTCGCTCGCCGGTTTGCGTATCCTGGGTAATGACATCCGCCGCCACTCCCGTCTGCTGGTCTGCGTTGTCGACGTTCGTTGCTTGATCTGGTTCCGGCACGATTGTCTCCCTATCCAAAATAACTGTCTTTGTTATGGGCCTTCATGTACTTGTTGAACTTCCGCTGGTGCGCCATGTCTCTCATCAGCGGATTCCCGTCCTTGTTGAACGTAGTCGGCACACCATGCGCCGCCGCGTCTTTCATCGCCGTAAACCGATCGTCGGGATGCACGCCCATGGAGTACGATTCGATGGGCCAGCCCCTCGTAACGCCACGAAGTTCCTTTGGGCGCGACAACCATTCGGCAGGTATACACCGCTGACCCATCTCTCCGTCGTCGAAGCGGACGGCCATGGGCGCCGTGCCTATCGGGAAGTCCTTCGTCCTGACTTCACCCGACGACAACTTGAAGCAATAGGTGCTCATTGTGCACCCCCGACCGTATTGGCCTGCCCGGCACCCGATAGAAGCCGAGACATAAGCTGGGTCTCGTCGAGATCCCCTCCCTGCTGACGACCGTCGGCGGCGCCACCCGCTTGTTGGCCGAACGGTTGGGGCCGACCCGCGGCCGGCGCGGGCGTCGGGGCGCCCTGAAGATCCATCTCGGACGGCTTGAACCGGACCATCTGTCGCAGCTCGGGGAAGTTCGCCAGGCGAGAGACCCCGTCGTAGAAGCCGTTGAAATCGGGGGCTATGTTCTGGGCGGCGAGCATCGGCGCCGCCTGCATCGTCCGGTCCCACATCGCGAACATCAGTTGGAGCTTGTCGGCCGGGGTCTGCCGCCGCATGCTGAACGGCTCGACCGTGATGTCATACTCCACCAAGTCGCCTTCGCGCGTCTCCGGGCTCCACAGCTCGCTGGTATAGAAGTCCGTATCTGCGATCCGCCGATAGACGACATCCTCGCGCAACTCCTCCGTCCACTCGTACCAGGCGCATGCCTGAACGATGTCCTGTGTGAATTCGGCGAACCGATCCTGCATGGCGCCCACCCGTTCGTCCGACGAACCCTTGACGATTTTTTCCTGGGTCGCCGTATCCGTGATCTGACCGAAGCCGGCGATTACGTCCGTCCCCGACCGCCGCTTGAACAGGCCGTGTGCGTGGATCGCCATGGCAATGGTTTGCCCTGACGCCCCGCCGACTTTGATGCGCTGGACCGGGTCTTGGACATCGCTGCGTATCGAGTCGCCATCGACAGCATCGAGAACGCGCCGGAACGTGTCTTCCGCTTCGCCCTGATAGGTGAAAACCTCTTTCTCGCGCTCGCCCTGGCGGAATATCTTCCGGTAGATGCGGTTCACGAAGTCGTCCAGGTCCCACAACGTGTAAGCCGGGGCCAACGGCCAGAGTTGGCCGGGCACATCCTGGAACGACAAGACGCGATAGGGGCCGCCTTCCGGCCCGTCGAACGGCACGATCCGTAGCGGTTTCTCGGCATTGAGCGACATCGTGACGACGAGATTGCTCTCCGGAAGCCAGACGTGATAGACATCCACCCGCTGGCGGAAGCGCTCTTCGTATTGGCCCTTCCCCAAACTCAAGGTCTGTTCGCGCTCGATGTTGGTATCGTCTTTCGAGCCGAACGTCCCGCTTCTAAGCTGGTCCACCGCGTCCTGGTCGTAGAGCGGGTTGTCCTGGAAGTGTTCCAACGGGCGACGGAACTTGTCGCCCATGAAATCCATCAGCTCCCGCTCGTCGGGCGACATATCCCAAACCAGGTTGGCATGATGGATGTTGTCGACGAACGGCTGACCGACGTTATGCATGTAACCGCCGATGCGATTGCGCCGATCCGCCTCGACCCCGATCCGGACAACGCCCGGGCCGAACACCGCGTTCACGATGGCGCCGCGCAATGTCGCCGCCAGGTTGATCTCCTGGATCAGCTTGTTGAGTCGCCGCTCGAATGTCTGGGCTTGCGGCAGCAGCCCCTCGATGAACGTGCTGACCAGGACCTGCGGATTCCGGGCGGCGATGGCCATGCTGAGCACGCTGGCCAATTCTTCCATCCCGTTGACCGGGACGCGGTCGTGCTCGTTCTTGGACGTGTGACCGTAGTGCGGGCCGACCATCTGCCGTTTCGCCATCATCGCGAACTCGATAAACGGCTTCATCTGCTTGCGGGCGTACTTGACCGAATTCTTCAGCCGGTCAAAGTCTTTTTCGTTGTCAGGATCGAACGGCACGCTGTTTCAATCTCTCTACTAGGGCTGCAACCTCATCCACGACCTTGTCGTCCGGATCGAAGCACACCGCCCCGAAATAGGTCACCTCGCTGACCTCGGGATCGTCTCGCAGGCTGATGCGGCAATGTCCGTCATCGCCTTCGAGTTTGACCACGAACTCCTTGAGCATGCGCAACCCCGCCAGGATGCCACATACCCATTCCCTCGCAGCGCGATTTACGGCCTCTCGTGCTTCCATGTAGCCTTCCAGCGCAAACAAAAAGGGCAGTACAGTGGTACGGCACCGTACTACCCTTCAGTTTGCCAACTGTTGCCCGGCTCAGGAGCGACCCTTGCCGAGGGAATCCCTCAATTCACCAAAGCGCCTTACTCCGCTCCGCTTTCTCCCGTTCCTTTATCCTCCCACCCACGCTATCCGTCGGGATCTGCGCCGGCCGTTGCTCGGCGGCCAAAAGTTTAGCCTGTTTTTCGAGTGGCTTCAAGAGCATCCAGGCTCCGGCATCGGCGATCACCAGGTCACCGTGGTTTTTCTTCTTGCCGGACGCACTGACCTCTCCCAAGGCCGTGGAATGCTCGACCGTCCCGCGGTCCGTCCATTTGTACTCTACACACTCGCGGACCGCCTCTTCGTCTCGGTTAGTGATCCGCCCACTGCCCAGGGCTCCGTTATAACTCAATAGCATGCGCTGCTTAGCATCGCCGCCAGACGGCCACCCGTCCTTTCCCGATTCCTTCCCCCGCTTGTCGCGGTATTTGTAGAATCGGGAATATCCCAATTCGTGAATTTCGTCCGAGAAAGAGTCCCCCACGCCCTGCATTTCAAACCACAACTTCGGATTGTGGAACCACCGCAGAATCGGGAAGCAATACCTGGCGAACTTAGCCGGGCTCATTACGTTAGTTTTCACACGAGCGACCTTCTCCATCTTGTCGCTCCAAATGGACAAACAACTATCAGACGCACCCGTTCCGGCTGACACGTCAACGGCCGCAACGTACTCTTGATCGGACTGCGGTCTTCCTCCCAGCAGGTTCAGCCATAGCAACAGGTTGCCGCCGGGGCTTTCGATGAACTCGTCGAACGCGAAATCGTGTTCATCGTAGCTGAGTTCACCTTGCCAGAACGGTTTCCGACAATCTCGTTTGACCACCGCCTCAATCTCCTCCGGCTCGAAAAAAGGGTCGCCCGACCTGAGGAAGTCGATGTCCATTTCCTGGGCGATGAGCGATTCGACGCCCAGCTTCAGACATCCGTTGTCGTAGTACGGACTGCGGACCGCCGATTTGCCGAGGCCGTTGACACCCCACGGATAGTGGTCCCGCGCCAGATCGTCGTCATCACCCCCGATTGTGATCTCGCCGAACCGCTCTTTGATGTAACGGACCTTCGCCTTCGCCCAGAACGACTCGTCAATGAACCTCGGGTCGCCCTTGGCCATCCGATAGGCGCCCTGGTAGTGCTCGGGATGATCCGTCCAGTGGAGCTGGAGGATATTGCGATTCTTGTCGTGGGCCAGCCGGTAGAACTCGCCGCCGATACCGTTCGGCGTGCTCGGGACGATAGCGCAGTTCGTGTTGCCTACGATCGACGCCCAAGCCTTACGCGAATCGAGCGGATCGATGAACGCGAATTCGTCGGAAACGACAGCCGTCTTACGCCCGCCGCGGCCCATGTTGCCGGTCGTCGACGTTCCCATGATGTTGCTGCCCGTCGCCCAATTGACATAGCTGAGCTTGGCGCGTCCCAGACCGCCGGTCATCCACTCGGGAAGATGGTCGTGAACGAAGTCCAGCTTGGCGAACAGGCAATCCGGGTCGCCCTTCTTGTCCACCATGTCCTCGGTACGGCTGACCAACAGGAACGTCTGCAAGCGGCGAAACAAGAACCGGCGATCGATCGGCAACAGGACCATCCACGTCGCACCGATATACCGGCTCTTGGGGAGGATGACGTTGCGCCGCCCGATCGACGCATCGATCTCCAGCAGCGCCTTCTCCTGAAACGGGTAGGCGATAAACGGACGGAGCGGATGATCGGCATGTTCCCGGGGATTGAACGTCCAGACGAACGTGTCGATCCAGAAGAGCAGGTCCCGGCTACAGCAGTCGATCACCGTCTGGCGGTTCGACTCCGATTGCAACGCCCACTTCTCCATGTGGAGGCGCCAACGGAGGTTCGCCCTGAAGTCACGAGGGACGGCCTGGGCCGGTTCAGCAGTTTCCAACTCCGACAGCAACATCAGCAGTTCCCATCATTGCATCCAAAACATCCCGTTCGGCAAACAGTTCTCTCGTCACCTCCACGTGACTCCGGCCGCTGTCCGATAACGACGTGCGCCCCCTGGCCTTGCGCTCCTCATGCTTGTCATAGTCGTCCCAGAACTTGGCCTGGTCGCCCTTCGCCCACTCCAGCATGTTGAGGGCGGTTCGCGACGGGATATCGGCGGGATCCAAAGCAAGAATGTCAACTTCCGCGAAAAGGTGCTCTGCAACCCACTCTATGCCCGGCACGGAACCCTTCTTGCCCGCCAGTTCCCTGTGAAGTTCAATCCGCGACATGCCCTCGACGGCAGCACAGTCGCGCTTGGCCTTGCGCTTTTTCCGAACGGCACGTTGGCGCTCGCTCTTGGTGTATTCGCCTGTTTCCCTAAGTGTTTTACGGCTCGGAACCTGATCTGCAACTTCGACGATCGCCCGACGCCATGCTTCCCGAACACTCAATCCGCCGCGCTTCAGTGCGTCGCGCTTGCGAGTGAAACCCGTCCAGAAATCGACGCCCAACCTCATGCCGAGCCTCGCGGCCTCGCGCTTGTCCTCTTTGCAATCGAACTCGAGGTGCTTCTGGTCGAGCCAGCGATCTCGGCTGGTGGGCTCGTAGTTTTCGTCGTTGTGTGTCTGGAGGTCAGGCATGTTCCAAATACTTCTCTGCCGCGCTCATGGCCATCGCAGCCGATTCGGAGGACACTGACATGTTCACAATGTAACGGCCGCGGCCGCCATAATCGCGCCAGATGGCCGGCCAGACAATGAGGGCCAATCGAACAAGCTCTGCCGGGTGTCCTCGAGCCTTGATGAGAAAACAGTCGGCGGCTTCCTGCGCGTCTTTCGCCGCATTCGCAAACCGTTCGTCGCCGATTCTGTACCGACCGCCCGCACGCTCCATAGTGCACGGCCAAATGTGCTCGACGATCGCCTGCCGGCTCGGGAGCCCGGGATCTTTACAATCGTCCTCGGCTTCCGCCTTCTGGTTCTTGACGATCCCGTAGACGTACTGGATCGCACACCCGGCCTCCTTGGCTGCCTCAGATGGGCTTTTGCCCATCGCCAGGGCCGCTAGAACCACATCCTTCTTGGACGATGACTGAACCTGCCCCGTCGCCACTTCGTTCATCGAATCGCTCCTGTAACTGGATCACCGCCGCATTGAGGGTCAGGCATTGCCTGGACAGGAAAAACACTGCGTCCTCGAGGTAAAGCACGAGTTCCGGCGTGACCGGCACGCCTGGCCGTAGAGATGGTTTCCCCGGAACACGGATCTGCTTTTGGGCTGCGAGCGCCGCTACGTGCTTGGCCTCCACCAATTGCGTGTGGACCGTGTGGATCCGCCCGTACATCTGCTTCTCGGGCGAAGCGCCCTTGCCATTCCCGTCAGACGGCCTTTCGTTCAGCCTCATACGTTCGCTCGCATTCGTCGGGGTCTCCGTGGACGTAAAGCACCAGCTTCCCGTAGTTGACGGGGATCAACGGCAGACCGCACCGATGGCACAGCGGCCGTTCCACCTCTGGGTCGGTCAAGATGTCATCTACCAGCGTTTCCATTCCGGTCATCCACGGGCGCGGGCTCCTGCCCAAGTGGCGCCCCAGGTTACACGGGCAAGGCAGTGCAACCGACCCCGACCTGGGAGCAATCCGCAATGTATCCTATGGATACACATTCAAGCAAAGTGTATCCTATGGATACACTTTCGTCAAGCCGAGTGTTTCATGTGCGTGGAATCACGCAGTTACGTGGTCGGATGTGGGACAGGCAGGCCCAGAGTAGAATACTCCCTGGGGGTGAGCACAACGGGGTTCCCGTCGAAGAAAAGCATGGGCTCTCCGTCCACGACCCCATAGGTCATAAAAAAGCCAGGCCAGCACACCGGCCACCGAGGATTTACCACGGGCTCCAGCGCCCGCAAGCAAGACGGGGCGTAGACGGCGGCTATCGTGCCGAAAACAGCAGCTACGGCGACGGAAAGGCGGTTGAGGAAGGTTCGGCGGGTCATTTGCTCAGCACCGACGTTACGCCCAAGATGAAAAGTAGGGGCCCGCCTACCAGGCACGCGATCGTCATCTCCACGTCCTTCGAGAAAAATCCTTCAACCGGCGCCCAGATAACAAGAAGCTGAGAGGTGATCACGAAAGCGGCGATCAACAAAGCGTAAAGGAAGGTTCGGCGGGTCATCATCGCTGGGCCCCCCGCCACCAGTAAATCAGGCCAATCCTACCCAACAACAGCACCATGGCCCCGCTTTCGACTTTCGCCACCCAACTCCATCGGCACAAACGAAACAGGTCAAACCACCGGCAGGCTATCCTGTAACGGTTGACCCGCCAATACAGATACGGTCGACGAGCAATCACACCACGTACTCCAAACGGGGGCCGGGGACTACGGGCACGTCGAACACTTCGGCCCGCAGGTGACCATCCCACTTCCAATCCACTTTCCGGTCAAACGATCGAAGCTATAGTCCCGACCGCCGATGTGGATGTACGTTCCGAACCGAGTAACTCGAATGTGGATATGGAAGCCCGTCACCAAATCGTCCACTTCGTAATCGCGGACAAACCCCGGCAACCCCAAACGGTGTACGAGGCCGCACAGGGCCCTCCGTGAGCGACTTCGCCAAATCTGCCAACGAGTCGCGCCTGCATCCGCCGGACCACAACCCGGGAAGGGGAAAATGCCGCCCATCACATCGCCACCCACGAGAGGGGGACGGGGCTGGAAAACACGCAACGAGCGTCCTCGCGAATGCGAAGAACCCGCCCCCGCATATCAGGATTCCGACCCACGAGCACAGACACCATGTATGACGACTCCGATCCAGTGCGTGGCACAAACGTGGGATCAGTGTCCCACATTCGCCGCAACTCGGCCTTACGCTCGGGGGTTAGCATCAGTAAATCTTCGTCAAGTCAGCGGCCTTGACGGATTCGGTCTCAACGAAAATCGTCTGCTCGGCCCGATCCGCCGTGTCGTGCATTCCAGACACCTCAATGATCTTAGGTGCCGTTGCGGGCTCCAGCTTCGCCTGTTTCAACTCCCCGTAAGCGGCGCGAAGCACGTCTTCGGAGCCATGAACCTTCCAGCCGGTGCCGTTGTCAATCAGAATTTCCAGGCGCCAAATGCCGTCCATTAGAACAAACCTCCCAACGCCCAGAGCGTGCTGGCGAGGGCCAGGTAGGCGGCGATCCAGTTGACGGGGCCGAAGGCGGCGCGGCGGTGTTTGGGCTCCGCAGGCCTATGCCGCACCAACGACCGCCATGCCCGTCCACGCATCAAGCGAGCGAGTGCCTGGTCTCCATAACGCTTCGCCAGCGCCTGGTCGATCTCGGCGGGGGCAACCTGAAAATCTGTCTGCTTGTCATGATGTCGAACTGTAATCCAATCCCCGCGAGGATCCGTAAAGGCACCCCAGCCAGACGGCAAACAAGGAGCTAGTCGCTTTATCGCAGCCTGAGCTGGTTCGTCGTTCAAGAGGTTGGCCTTGGGTTGCTCCTGCGTGGGGGCACCCATCATGCCGAGTGCCTGACCCCGAAGGGCTTCCGCCATGCCCAACTGGTGAGCGGCGGAATCCTGCGGAATCCCCAGCCGGGCCAGAGATTGCTGAGCCCCCATCGGGCCAAGCCTCATGTTCTGAGCCTGAACCTCCGGCGGGAGGTGGGAACCGGCACGGAGAGCCTGCATCTGCTGGACGATCCTGCCCTCTTTGGCTTCGCATGCGACGACTTGACGCTGGTGCAACTCCTCCGGGGTCACACCATGCATGTTGCAGGCGCCACCCAGCAACCCAGCATCCAACGGTCCGAATGGGCCGGGAAAGCCGTGTTGGGGGTTGTTGAAGTCCTCAAAGCCCGTCAACGGAGGCTCGCAATCGCCATCAGCTACTCCCAGACCGGCCCATTTACAGTCCTCTGACCTTGAGACACCAGTCGACCAAGTCGAGAATCGGTTGGGCGCTGCCTACCGGAACCTCGCCCGTGCCATGGCAAAGCTTTCATGTCGACCATTGCTCGCATTTCGGAACATCCGCAGATTCTCCTGGACCTATCGCCGCACGCAGATCCTTGCGGTGCCTCATCTGCCACTTAATCCACTCGTCGTGCTCAACTTCGCCCTTGCCGCCACATCTCGAGCACTTAAACAGCATGGAAGAATCCGAAGCCTTGCCCTTCACCATATCGGCCTCCTCAAAAAGAGATTCCACAGCGTCGCGGATCAAGCTGACATCTAGACACATTCGATCATCGTAACAGGCTACCTCCGCATTCCAGCGCTGAGGGTTCCTTTTGAGGCGGATAATGACCGGAAGACGCTCGTCTTCGCTGTCGCCGATTACCTGGAAATGCTCCAGGACGCCGAGGCCGGCAAGAACGCCATAAACGCATTCCTTGCCGGTTGTCAACCATAGACCCCTCGGGGCGTCGTGATCCCGGGGAGAGGCAATCCAGTCAAACTCGCTGTCAGCCTTGCGCTTGCGGGGCGTGGCCATCACCGAAAGCTTACACCAATTCGTGAAACAGGCAAGGAGTCCCTAGAAGTCGTAGATTGGGAATTGGTGGGCGGGGGGTAAGTACAGGGGGGTAGCGCCTCGCGCGATGGGGGGTGTACTTTGGTTTTCGCTGGCGGGCTTGGAGTCCCATCGACTTTTGGCGCTTGTTATCAGCCCGACCGTCGATATTGGCCTGGAATCGATGATCCTGCGCCAATACTACGTCCCATAAGGCATAATACGTCACATTCGATTATCTGGACGTGACCGGGTGGCGATTGTGCCCACGGCGAAGTGGTTGGGTCGCATTGAACATAGCTCTCCATGCCCCTGCCTCCGATGCGCCCTTCATGCGCCCTTCATAGCAGACTGTCCTGCGTCCAAGCGCGCCCATGCTCGCCATTGCCACACTGTAGACTGATGGGGAACGGGGTGGAAACGTCCAGCTTTGTCCAGCTTCACCCACATCCAGGCTGTATCCAGGGTACTTTTGGTCATCCGTTGTCCAGCTTTGTCCAACTGCGCCCACCTGGATGATTCGACTTGTGCTTCGTTACGTGCGCACCCGTTCCCAGGGCCAGTGTCCATTATCGACACACACTGGCATGTCGCGGGGCGACCGGCTTTCGCCGGGCTGGAGTTGTTACGGTAAGCGCACTCCAGGTGCCATGTTCCGATAACGCTCCTAAATTACGCCGGAGCGTCTAGGCTGGGCGTGCTCGGTTGCGTGGGATCGGTGCGGGCTTCCAGGCTCAACAGCTATGGGCCTTGCGGCGCTCCGCTGCCTGTTGCCTGGTTACTCATAGACCGTCCTGCATCCGCCATTGTGGCCCGTTCGAGCTGGGCCGATTAACTACCAGGTGGCGGGCTTCGTCCCGGCCACAACAGGGCTATCCGGGCCTTCGCCTGCCCTGCATTCGTCCTACCCACAACCCGCCTGGTAGGCCTACGCCTGCGCAATGAAAAGCCCCGCGAAGCATGGTCAGTGGTCTGCGGGGCTGAAGTAGTGGCAATGCCACCACGTTCAAGGCTAGATTGTAGCCACTGACCATGCCTCAAGCCTACACCACGATGTGACGTTTGTCAAATCAGTGTTATCCTGGCGCCCCGATCATGGGTTTCGTGTGCTTTAACACCGATTAACGGTCAATTCCACATTTTTATGGGAATCCACTTGACCTGAGTAACAAGTGTTGTATACTTCATTTGTGAGTAACGAGTCTTTTAGGAGTTGTGACGATGACAGCAAAGCTAATCGACGTCGTGTATTCTCCGGAACACTGGAATCAGAACTGTGGTTCCATGATCCCCGAGGCGTGGGAGGCGCTCGTTGACACTGGCGACGGTGTGTGTCGCGTGTTTGGGCATACCCGCGATGAAGCACTGACGAGCGCCGGAACGGAATTCCCTGAGATCCAATGAACAAACGTAGTGGCCCGCGACGGCGTGACGTCCGGGCCGTGGCCAGTACCAAACTGTGAGGAGATACTGACAATGGCAAGTCTACTTCAAACAGCCGACGGTCGCATGGTCAAAGTCGGCGACAAGGTCTATTTCTACTGGGGTGGCGTGGACGCTCGCACCCAGAAAGCACGGGTTACACATGGGGTGGTCGAGGCCGTCACCCAACGGTCGCTCATGCTGATTATCCGACGCCACACCGGCAAGTGCAGTTCTCGGCACGCTTGGCACGTCTTTACGACGCGCGAAGTATTGGAAGCTGACCGCAAAAATACTCCGTTCGAGCGCGTCAAGCGGTCCCGTGTCACCGGAAAGTCGGTGTCGTGATGACGCTCAAGCGACGAACCAGATGGAAGCGTGTCATCCGTTTACCATTGCTCACATGGAAACTCTACCAAATCGAACACCTCAGCCTGTGGATGGCGTTCCGGTTTGCATGGCTGACGTTGAAATAGAATCACTGCCCGCGCGCCGCACGAACGGCCGCGGGTGGAATATCGTTCGCGGGTGCTCCTGTCGCGAGCTTCGAGCGTGACGATGTGGTACGAATGCTGAAGCTCGCAGTCGAACGAGAAGGCACGGCGCGCCAACGATACCAAGACCTCGTGAGTAAGTTTTAGGGGCCAATCAGCCGCCCCGGCGGCGATTTACGGAGGAGTATTGTGAGACGCAACCAACGCTACTACATGGCCAACGGATTCCACCACACCGAGACCTACGTGGTCGCCAAGCGCGGCCGCGTGTCGACTGCGGCCATGATTGCAGCGGAGAAGCGGCTGTGCAAACAGGACGATTGCAAGTGCGGCATGAGTGAGGCCAGTAATCCAACCGACGGCCAGCGTCACGGGATACAGGGCGAGCCAGAGCTGTGTCTGGTGAATGATGGCGGCGGGTACTGGCGATTGGAACGACGTTAGGACCAGCCGCACGGCGGCGATTTACGGAGGAACGATGTGATGACGACAGAAGCAGAGAAACCGATTGAAGTCCTGCGGCAAAAACGCAACCTGGAATCCGGCGAAACGGTGCTACTACGCACGGGAATCGAAGAAGTGAAGCCGCTCGTGAAGATTACGATGGTTATCCTAAAGCGGCTGTACGAAGAGAAGCCGATCGTCCTCTACGAGCTTGCCCAGCTCTGCCGTGACCGTGACCACGAACCATGGGGCAAGTGCGGCGATGATCTCGTCGAGAGAAAACTGATTCAGAAAACAGAAAACGGCTATCATGTCCACGACTCCATTCGCAACATCGTCTTGGCTGCGATCGACGGCGAAGGTGTGGATATGGTACTCCGCTCACCGTTGGCGCCGAAAGACCCCTAACCAGCCGCCCCGCGGCAAGGAGACGAATCATGGATTGGAACTTCGGAAGATGGGTATCGAGCATGACCTGGCCGGGCATTGTCGCCTGGCTGTCGATGGTCATGCATACGTACCAGCAGCACGGCCCGCCGTGGGACGTGTTCAACTTCATCGGGGGAGGACCATGAACGAAGCAACAATCAAAGTGACGTCACTCTGCGGCTGTGCGTGGGAAGCACGGGTCGACCCCGATACCCTGCTCGACACTACCGTCCGGGTTGACCTTGTGTGCCCCACGCACGGCAAGCTCGGGGTGAGACTCGAGCTGACGAGCCCAGCCAACGTTGACCTGCTGACTGCGTGCAAGGTCGCGCGAGAATGTCTGTTGAATGGCAGTCCGCCCGGGGTGCCGCTATTGGCCACCGAAGCCGCCATCGCCAAGGCCGAAGGAGGAACGCCATGAGCAAGCAAACTTTCCCGCACACGAACTACGATTGCGGCTGTCAATTTGTCCCGCGTGACGACGGTTGGGCGATTTGGACTATGTGCCCGCTGCACGAGGCCGCCCCCGACCTGCTGGCAGCGTGCAAGGCGTTCATGTCCGGCCCACCAGCGGGCGTAGTCGGAAAGATGCGGGCCGCCATCGCCAAGGCCGAGCCCGACGCATGACCGGCAACCCCCACAAGAAAATGGGTCCGGCCCCGATCGAAGGGGAATACCTCACCAAACAGCAGATGATTCGGTTAGACCCGACGCTCGAGGAGGCGATTGTCAATCGCGCAGGACAACGGTCGTTCGCCGCATGGATCAGGTGGGCGGCAAGACGGGCGCTGGGTCTACCCGAACGCCAGCCGGAGCCCCGCGCCGACAGCAGCGAGGATGGCGGCCGCAAAGACCCCTCGGAGCCAACGGCGGTTTGACGTCTGGTCCACTTCGTGCTCGTCGCGCGACTCCTCGAGGCTGGCTGTCCGCGCCATCAGGCCGAGTTTGTCATTGTACCCGCGAATCGCCTTGTCGATCCGGTGGACCGTGGCCTTAATCTCCTCCGTGTCCTTTGTCAACGTCCCGATACCAGCTTCCAACATCGAGATCCGGCGGATGTGGTCCATGACCTGGTCACTGCTCGCGCCACAGCTCGGCGTTGATGGTGCTTTCGCCATGCCTCAAGCCTACCTCATGTACGGATTCGGGTCAAGTTGGGCTGGAACCGAAACCCGCTCGTACCTTTTGGTTGCCTCGCTGAGAGTGGCACACTCGAGCCTTTTGGTTGGCTTCCGGTTTTTGACTCGCTTCCGCCAGATGGTTGACTCCGGCATTCTGGCTCGCTCGGGATCAGTGGGTGCCTGATGAAGCGTGGCTCGCTCCGCGGCTCTGGTTGCCTAAGTCCTCTGTGGCACGCTTGACTCGTGTGGGTCCCTTCTGAATCATGGCTCGCTTACGCAGCTTGGGTGTCTACTGGCGAATGGCTCGCTCGGCTCGCCCTGGTTGCCTTGTACAGCGTGGCTCGCTCCGAGATTGTGGGCGCCTTCGTCTATCTGGCTCGCTTGTATTCGATGGTCGCCTTGCTTATTCTGGCTCGCTCCGATCTTCTGGTTGCCTCTCAACGTTTGGCTCGCTCTCACCGAATGGGTGGCTGTTTCGGCCTGGCTCGCTTACGCTCTGTGGTTGCCTGAGTCATCATGGCTCGCTCCCGCGTCCTGGTGGTCTCGGAAAAACTGGCTCGCTCCCGCGCGTTGGTTGTCTCAATCCGCTTGGCTCGCTTACTGTACCTGGTTGTCTGTGCTGCACTGGCTCGCTCGTCACAAATGGTCGCCTTTCGCGCCATGGCTACGCAACGTGAACCTTGCCCAGCTTAGCCTCCGAGTACGGCGGGGCAACCTCCAGACCCTCAATCTCCCGCCATGCCTTGTACAGATCGATCAGGAACATCTTGATCATGTACCGGATGGCCATGTTGTGGCGCCTCAGCTTGGACGTCACAATGTGGCCGTCCTCATCCTTTTTCTTGTCGTTGTGGATGCCGTACTTCGTGTGAGACTCCATCCGGTGCTTGTAGTCGTAGTAGACCTTCGCGTAGGGCGAATCGCCAGCACGAAGGAACGACGCCCCGAGCACTCCCACGAGCTTCGTTTTCAAGAACGGGTTGAACGTGATGCCCATGCGGGTCGCGGGCTTCCCGTCCTTGTCCTTGTATTCGACCTCGCGCAAGTGCTCCTTTTTCTTCGATCGGCCGCTGCTCGCCGCCTGGTAGCGAGCTACCGACAGATCGTCAACGATCAGCAGAAACCCGTTGCCATGCTCAGACATCTTGGCGTTGGGCGGTGGGCCGATGAAGGCCCTTGGGACCGTCACGTCTTCCGTGAACGTCTCCACAAGAGTCCAGTAGGTTACGCAATCAAGCCCAGCGTAGGCCCACATGCTCGACGGATACCGCGCCTTGTGGATGTCGAACTCGCTGACGATGACACCGGCCATTGCCGGGCCGACTCCCTTGACCTTCAACAGGAACTCATTCCAGATTGCGAATTCCGTCAGAATCCTGCCTAACCTGGAGAAATGGTCCGTCTCGGCTTTCTCCAGGCCGACGTATTGGGCCAGCAGACACAACTCCGTGTACGTGCTGATCACCTCGTCGCCCTTGAACGTCGCTTGCCTCGGGAACGTCGTCACGCCGTCCGTCAGCTTCTTGTACCGCATACGAAGATCGGCGAGTACCGCTTTGGCGTCCTCTTCGATCTCCTCTTCTTTCTCGCCCGGCTTCTGGCCGAGCTTCGCCTTGAAGTTTCCTACGATCCGATTGCCCATCTGGATTCTGAGCTTTTGGATGTCGTAGGCTCCGCGGACTACGGTCCGCAATTGTTCACGTTGCATTCCGTTGCTCCTGAAAAGGGTTCGCTTTGCCGTTTTGGGTGTCTAGTTTGTGGTGGCTCGCTAATCCGCACTGGGCTCCTCGTGGACTTTGGCACGCTCATTACTTCCGGTTTCCTCCCAGCACTTGGCTCGCTTAACGCTCATGGCTGTCTTTTAGCTCTTGGCTCGCTCTTGGCTTCTGGTTGCCTCTCAACGTTTGGCTCGCTTGTCACGCGTGGGTGACTGCAACACTCTGGCTCGCTTCGTACACACGGGCGTCTTGCCTCCAATGGCTCGCTTTCACGCTCTGGTTGTCTACGATGACATGGCTCGCTCGTGCTCACTGGGTGCCTTAAGCCAGCTGGCACGCTCTTTTCGGTTGGTTGACTGTACTCGCTTGGCTCGCTCGTGTTCTGTGGTAGCCTCACGCGCGCTGGCCCACTTGGTCACCTGGTCGCCTTTGCAATTCGGTACGCTTGATGTTCATGGTTGCCTTTCAGATCCTGGCTCGCTAAGTAGCCTTGGGCGACTCCGAACCTATGGCTCGCTCACCCGTGCCCCTTCTCCGTCATCCACAGGACCGCCACACCGTCAGTCGTCCTCAGCCTCACGCCCCGCTTGTTCAAGACGCGCTTGGATATATTCGTCCTCGCAGCACGCCATCGCGCCCCAGTCGGGATTCGCCGAGCCGCCAACCGGTTCACGCGTCTTCGTGTCCATCGTGTACAACGTGCCGCACTCAGGACAAATCCAAATCTCAGTTGGCGCTTGCCAGATCATAGTCTACGTCATCCCGCCGTCAGGCGCCGGATTCTCCGCCCGCACATACGTCCCATCGTTCGTCGGCGCCCGGCGGCGCGCTATCGTCATGTCCCCGGGTCGGCGCTTGACGGCGGGCGCGGGGTTCTCGGGGATTAACGCCCAGATTTCGGCCGCATTACATGGGGCGTAGTTGCCAGTACCGTACACGTGCGTGCGCCGGTGGCGGTCACCACTAACTGCGTATCCATCGCGACACCACGTGCACACCGCCTTCGCCGCCGCTTCGAGGGCGTTGCGTTGGATGTCGCGGAATTCCTCCAGTGCCACATAGCCGGGGGCAACCCGACGGCCTGCAATCCATCGCCCTCTGGAGAATTTGCTACTCCACTCCTTCGCCGTTACCAGCCCGGTCGTCATGGTTTCACCTCGCCTGCGGGCGCCGGGTCTTTCGGTATCAGCTTGCGAATCGCATCAGCGCAACTATGCCGCGTTAGCTTCGCTGCCTGAATAGTCACACGGTTTTCCACGATCACGATGTCCTCAACCGCCTCCGCCGCCCTCTCGAGCCAGTGCTGCGCGACGTTGCGTTGGATGTCGCGGACCGTCGTCAGCATCCGCGCACGCCACTCGTGGGCTGCCGGCGAGTCTTTGCCGACCCCCCACGTCATCGGCGAGAAGCCGGACTCTTCCAGGTCCTCGACGATGTCTTCCGCCGTTATCAGATCGGTCTCGGTCATCGCTCGCTCCTACGCCCGCTGGGTGGGTAGTGCCTTCTCGATTCGCCGGACAAGCGATTCACTCGCCAAGCTGAACATCTGGTCCAGCACGGCAAACTCACGATCCGAGACGAGTTGTTGCACGGCCGCACGATACGTTTCCATCTCTGCGGCGAACGTATGCAGCAACTCATGTCGTACCGATGCGAGCACATCCGCCTCGTCTTCATGCTCTCCCGGATCAAAAGTCAATGCGGCGCGCTGGTAACCCGGCTTGGCTTCGCACTTGGCCCGTCCCTCGTCGAGGCGGCCGCACTGCGCCTCGATTATCCAATCGCGAATCCCGAGCGTCGCGCAAATAGCCGGCACCGCGTCACTGATGATTCGTTCAACGTCCTCTGTCGTCATGCTCTTCTCCTACGCCCGATAACGGCGTAATGCGTAACGTGTCTGCTAGGACGTTGCCTCAATCATCGCGTTCGCCAAATCCTCCAACGACAGTATCCACCGTGTGCCATCGGGCAGCCGCATAATCAACGCGGTCGGTGGTATCGTCGTATTGAATTGCCACTCTTTGCCGTCAGCGCCGCCCATCACAAACAGCCCTCGGTGCAAGTACAAAGCCCGCGCGTGAACAGGCTTCATGTTCACTCGGACTTCCTTTTTCGGCTCATCCGTTGGAGGATACGGAACACCCATCACGTCTCCCTTCGTTCGTCGGTCACGTCTTTCGGGGCTTGCGTGTCGTCCCGGACCTTGTTCAATCCCAATTGTGCCTGCGCCCAGATATGGGATCAGCCACGATTTCCGGTCGCCTGCCGAACATGACAACGACCGAACCCCAATGCAGTTCCGCCAATGAACTCATTGGAGCCTGAGACAAATAGGGACGCCAGCGCCAATCTGCGCGCAGCGCAACGCAGCGCACTTTGTAGCGACGTATCCTGAAGTCCCGCCCGACAATCCACTTCGCCATCACGTCTCCCTTCGTTCGTCGGTCACGTCTTTCGGGGCTTGCGTGTCTTCGTCTTCGCCGCGGGGCGGGCGGCCTCTTCCACCAACTTGACGCCCTCCGGTAGGCACATCCCTCGAAGGCCCGTAAGCGGAACCGGCGTGTTCGCCTCAATGCACCGCCGAGCAACTTCTTGCACGCTGCGCCCATTCTTCAAGTGCGGTCCTGCCAGTTCGCGCCACCGGCGCCATTCCCTACCCGTGTAAGCATAAGCGCCGAGCCGGAGCCTTCGCTTACGCCCCCTCCACCGACAGCCCTCCGGCCGGTAGCGCCGTACTTGATCCACGGACGGCCGCACGCCGTTCATTCTTGGCGCATCGCAGGCAGCGTCGATGAACGGCGTTCCCTCTATCCACAACCGCTGGTCGTTCTCTCGCAGCCACGTCCGAAGTTTCTCCCGTTGCTCCGCATCTAGCTTTGGCATTGCGTATCTCCCGCTCTCCCTGCGTCCTTCATCGCCGCCCGGTACACCGCCAGCAGACCGTAATCCGCGATCCGCCCCTTTAGTATCCGGCAGCGCAGCTTACCGAATTGACGCACCTGCCACTTGCGGGCCTCGTCAAGTTCCCGGTCTACGCCCGTCAGCGTGCGGGTCTGGGCAGGGCAGCCCTTGTAGCTGTGCGACGGCTTGCGTTGTTTCTTAGCCATACATCACACCCACTCCGGCGTAAGACCCATGCGTTTCGCCCGGGCGTCGCCGGAACGGCGAGCGTCACCTTCTATCGCCCAAACGGGCTCCATCCATATCTTCCCCAAATGGGCTTGCCAATACTTCCCGCAAACATCGGTCCGCATCCTCACCGTCTTCCGTTTCTTCTTAGCCATCCTCAAACTCCGCTTGATAAGCCTCGCACGCTGCCCGCGCATACTCCCAACCCGCGGGGTCAACAAACGCACAGTGGCCGCCGCGCAACTGCTCGCCATTCGGCAACGTGACGGGCGCGACAATCCCCGTGCGGACCTGGTAGCTGCCCGCCAGCTCTTTGAGCACGGCGCGAATGCTGTCCGTGGTCATGTGGAAATCTTTCGCTAGGCTCACGATCGACACGCCACGCTGCCACGTTATGCGTCCGTTGTAATTGCCGTGGCCACCACCGCACGGCAGCGTGCAGAGGATTTCCATGTGTAGGCTGCGAGTCTCCAGCGCGATTCCCGTCGCTACGTCATCCATGGGCATTGGCGGTTACTCCTCGGGTGCCGGCACGGCACATACCTCGACGATAGCCAGCTCCCTCAGTCCGCCATGGTCATCTCGCACCATGTAGCCGCCCATGACGCCCGCCGCGGTTTCTGTCAGCACGCGAGCGGTAATCACACGCTTGATCCCCGAGTCGCGCACCATCACTTGCTCACCAACCTGCCACGGACAATAGAGGTTGAACGCCGCTCCCACTACGACTTCCGCTGGTTGCTCTGGCATTCCGTGTCTCCTATTCGTTGCCTTTGGTCACCTTCGAGATTCACATCATCCTGGCGCCTGAATTCCATCGTCTCCTGGCCGTTGCTCACGCTAGGGCTCGGCGGTTCGACCGTGACGGCACCGCCCTGGCCCACACACTTGTCACGTGTGCCGCCCGGCAGGAACGACTGCGTGATCGTCCCGACCATATTCGGTTCGCCCAACTCTTCGCCTTCGACGGCCGTACCGGCTTCCCGCGCAAGCGCCTTGCGCCGAACCGCTGCCCCCTCGACAGTGCCGTGCAAGATGCAAAGCTCCTTCTCGCTCTGCGCCAGTATCCCCTTGCCCACGTCGCCCCGCTCTAATTCTCTGCGCAGCGCCGCGAACGATTCCGTATGCCGCGGGTGCTCGATGGGCTCATCGGGGCGCATCAAAAACTCCGGCACCGGCCACCCGGCGTCGCGGTGGTAGTCTCGCCAGCGTTCGGTAATCTGCCTGATCTTCATGGCAGCTCGCCAGTTCAGCAGCCCGTGCGGATCCGGTATCGACTTCAGGTAATGCGTGTTGCGAAGATCGTTGGGCCCCTTGGTCGTGCCGTGCCACGTGAACAAGATCGGCGCGGTCTGCGCCCGCAGGTGTTCGTTAAACAAATCTTCCGGGGTATAGTCGCGGGCCTCAGTCCAACCGGCCTTGATCTTGTGCTCCCGAATTTGGTCGAGCAGCACAAGAAGGTCGTTGCGGCCGCTGCTATAGGTCTGCTTCATGTCGCCAAGCACGACCTTCCACTTTGGCCCACGGGCGTCGGGTTCGTCGCCACGATGATGCTGCAGCGCCGACGCGATGTCCTCAACGTCCCGGTGTCGGAGACATCGCTTCCACACGCCCTCTCGAAATTCAACGGCCGATGTGACGTACCGCGGCCACAATTTGGTCACCAGCTCGTAGACCTGCCGTTCACGCTCCTCCTCGGTCATGGCTTGCTCCAGGGATCGTTGCCCTTAACGTAGTCAAGCAGCTCGTTCGCCTGGGCGCTATCGCCGCGGCCGCCCGGTGCGTCCCGCCAGCGTTCTTCACAGAACCACGTTTTGGCCGTGGGCACGAATTCCCAATCCGGCGTGCCCCGTTTGTCCGTCTGGTCCGCCTCGAACACCTGTACCCGCTCGAGCAGCGCGGCGGCCGTGATGTCACCCGACTGCAGCGCCTCGGCAATTGCAGCCTTGGCGGGCTTTGAACCGATCGGTTTCGGGTGTGCTTCGAAGATGCGGTCGACTTCGGCTTGGCTGGCGCCCGATCCCGCCCCCCCCTCACACTCCCCCTTACCTAATATAGATACAGAAGACAGAGGACAGAGGGGTGTTACCCCCTTTGCTATCTCTTTTGCTATAGGTGGTGCCATAGGCTTTGCTTTAGCACCCCACCTGATGGCCGCGCCAGCCCTACCAGCACGTGATTTCGTCTCACGTTGTTTGATATCGCGCACGACCCGACGCGAAAAAAGGGCACCGTCGTCGTCACGGTGCAGCACCTTTTCCTCAAGCAGCTCTCCTAGGGCCGTGTCGAATTCTTCACGGGTCCAACCAGCGAGCTTCTTGAAGATCCGTTCGTCGGGTATGGATCCTTTGGCAGTCTTTAGGGCGCCGGTTGCCGGCTCCATCGAATACATCGTGCAGATCAGATCCACATGCAGGGAACGCGCGAGGGCAGAACAACCTCGAAGTTCCTGGTCGGTGAGCCAATCCTTGTGGAAGAATGGGAACCAAGGCCAATCGGCAATCGACATCCCTGTCCTCTCAATTCGCCGCCGGGCGAGCGTTGTATGTCATGTTTCCGTGCCCACTGCTCCGCAGAGCCCGGTCCCGTGGGCGGGGGCGGTATTATTTATTCTGCCGATAGGACGACACCAACACGGTTCTTGGCATTGCTCAATTCGTCCCAGTCGACAAACAGAAATTCGTTTCCATCTGTCGGGTTTTTGCGACTATGGCGTCTGATCCATGCACCGTCGCCGAGATGCGCCCCGACGAACTCGTACAGATCCTTCGTGTAGCATATTCCGGCAGCCAAAAAGGCTCCCCGCCGGCGCGGTTCTGCGACGTATGCGTGTACTGTCAGCGTAGGATATAACCATCCAGAACGGATGGCGTCTATTCGCTTTCGCAGCTCCGTCTCGGCGCCCGTCGTCCGCTTTGACCGTATCGTGAACGTATACCACGGCTCACCCCATTGCACGCGACTCGCCAAGCCCCTCATACGGCCATTCGCTTGCTGGATATGCCATCCGTCTATGCCGGCCAGCGTATCCAAGCATTGGCTCAAACTCTTCTCCGTCACGCTTTCAACCGCCACCAAAGTTCCATCTCCGCATTTGCCCTTGATCGCGGGCCACACAACCCGCTCGAAATCGTAGGCACTATCGCTAAGGTCGCATGCAATGTCACTCCGCATGCACGTCCACTCCGCGCTCTTCTGCGATATCGCACATCTCACGCGAGCTATCGCATCCGAGCCCGATGCGACCTAGCTTTTTCGCTGCGAGCAAGAACGTCCCCGTCCCGGCAAATGGGTCTACGATGACCCCACCCTCGGACGTGCTGTGACGTATGAACCGCTCGGCCAGCACGTCTGGCTTCTGCCATTCGTGAAAGCGGTCGCCCTGACGACCGTCCGGGGCACGAACGTCCTGCACGCTCCAACGTTCGTTGTGGATCGGACAGTTCAGGTCTGGCGCATCCCCCCCGACGAAGTAGAGGACCGCTTGCCAGTTGGCCTTGTAGGCGCCCTTCAGTGACGGACCCAGCGTATTGCGGTATGTCCACACCAGGACCTGGGCGAGCGACACGTCAGCACATCGTTGGGCCGCCCCAAAATAGGCGTGAAGCTCCACCGGATAGGCGCCGATGCAGACGAATGCTCGGCCGGTTGGCTTGACGTGCTTGATCGCTTCGGGCAACCAGGCGTTGGCGAAAGCCTCGATGTCCGGTATGTCCGTAGCGTAGGGCGGGTCCGTCAACAGCAGGTCGCATTCGGGCTGCTCGCCGAGCCAGTCCTCCCAGCCAGCAAGATGCAATTCGGCCTTGCCTTTGGCGGTCCCCGCCGCCTGCTTTTGAAGGTACAGAACGTCGGCCTGAGCCAGCGTCGTACACTTGCCGTCCTTGACGGCCTTGAAGATGGCCTTCTGTCGCTTCCGGTCATCGTTCAGGCGAGCGAGACGATACACGTCGCCGGTCTTCAGTACCCGTCCGGTGGCGGATGCTAGGTCTATCCAGCCCTCGCGTAGCTCCCCGAGGACGTGTACGCCCTGCCAGCGAGATGATTGCTTATGGTTGATGCCTAGATCTAAAAGTGGGCTGCCTTCTTGGCAGTCCACTTTTTTGCCTACCCCGCGGGCACCATGCTGCTTAGGTATATCCTCCAGCAGCTCGCCAGCTCGGCCCTCAGCCCGTATCCTGAGCTTGCAGACCTCATCTTGAACCTCGCGGGTTTCGCCGATCTCGCGGGCGTAGGTTTGCAGCGCCTTCGACTTGTCGATGATGACCTTCACCTCTGGGATCGTGGTCGCCTGCGACAACGCCGACCGCATCGCGTCGTAAGCTACTATGTTTGTGTCTGCTTTAGCCATCCCTGACTCTCGTTTCACCCTATAGGAAAACAACAAACGCCCCGGCCGAACGCTGGCCGGGGCGCCGTGAAGGATCGACCCGCCGCACGCACGGCGGGATCGTTCACAAATGAAAAGCCGCCGCTGGGCTTGAGCTGATTGGCACCAGAGTCACCCGAGACGGCGGCGTCGAAACCTAATTGTACCAACTCTAGTGCCATAATTCTAGCCTACTACATTCTCGGACGTTTGCAAGCTGTGCCGAATGCGGACACAACTCGCCGCCGGGCGAGCGCTTTATGTCACGTCGCGGTCCGCCTCCAGCCACTGCTCAACCGTTATTCTCAGATCGAGCAAACAGGAATCGCACAGGTCGATGTGCAGATTCTTTTCATCAACGGCGTTCCGGCTGGCGATTGTTGCCGCCATTTGGCAGCCGCACCCCGCCAAGTCACGCTTACATCTGTCACAGATAGTCATCGTCTCATCCCTTCGCTGTGTCTCCAGGCCACCGAATCCGAATCCGGCAGCCGCACGTCCGCACGATATCCTTGCCGGCCGTAGGCTTTGGCCGCGACATTGCACCGCAATTCGCGCACTTCGAGGATGGGGTCACCAGCTCCACGTTGTCCGCACACGCCTGGGCGGCCGTCATTCCTCGGCGGTGGCACATCGCGTGGTCGCACTTACGGCACGCTCGGCCGACGCTCCAGGTTGCCTCGTAGCACTCCGCGCCTTTCGTCGGGACGCTCAGAAACGGGCCACACAGTATAGCGTTCAGTTCACCGGTCATCCGCCACCTCGCCGCCGTATGCGTTTCCACAGCCATTTCCCAATCGGGGGGCCGTCGATAATTCCGTCCCAAATGAAATGGAACCCCGCCAGGGCAAACATGACAATAAAGCACCACACGAAGAGTTCACCCATCGTTCGCCTCGTCGTCCTCGTACTCTTCTGCCATCGCCTCGGCACCGTCCGCCAGGCGTTTCGCGTTGTCCTGTTTCCGTAGCTCATCGCGACGATTCCGAAGGATATCTAAGTGCCGTTCGTAAATCGCCGCCAATTCTCTTTCGCCCTTCGCCTTTGCCAGTTGCAGATGAGACTGCGTTTCTAGGATCGCTTTGGCTACGTCTTCGCTCATGCTCGGTCTCCCTTACTCCCACCCGCCGCGTCGGCGTCCACATCGCACACATACCGCCCCTTGAAATCCACCTCGTAGAGCTTGGTCCATTCGGGCTCCGGCGGAACAACGACGTCGTCATTATCAGAGGCGCTGTCGGCTACGCGAGCCGACCATTCTCCGGCTTCTCGCTGTTGCTCGTCGGTCCACGCCGCAATGACTTCAAGCGGAATGGGTCGCGCCACCAGGAGTAGGCCATTTTGCACGATCTCCGGCGTCAGCTCCGTCCGCTCGGGGGCGCCGTCTCGCATTCGGCGAATCCTGACTTCAGGCAACTCGTCAATGACCGGCTTGTAAGCGCCGCAGGCTTGCTTGTAGTCGTCGGTCATCTCCGTCCGCTCGTTGGCGAGGAGGTTCTCGGCGCGCTGGCACAAAGCCTCAAACTGTCTCGCAAGAGCAGTACACTCCGGAGCTTCCGAAGCGTCCACATTCGGTTCTTCGCCGGTGAACTCGACGAGGTTGTTGTCGATGAACCCCATAAGCTCCCTCAGCGCCTCGAGCGCCGTGGGCTCCGTCTGCTCGGGTGCGGGTGCGTCGGTGAGGAGGGCCTCGGCAGCAGGAACAGGGCAAGAAGGGTTATGTGTTATCACGCCGTCGGCAGTTCGGCTCGCCACACACAACGCGCAGGCCGCATTGCGGTTCTTTGCCAACTCGACAAGTATTCTCAGCACCTCCAGCGGCTCGGCGTTGGCGTCGGCCTGGATATTGCAGACCACCCCAAACAAGTAATGCTGATTCGGAACACGTGCTAGGGCGTTGTCTTTAAGCCATTCTTCCGCCGTCTTCATCGCTCGGTCTCCCATATCCGCAGCCAACGTTTCGGTGCCAGGCGACGGCATTTCTCGCAGGTGACGTTTTTCCACCACCAACTAGTAGATGCCCGTTTCTCCGCAGTTCCAACACATAGGACAAACACCCCTGCCGTTGAGAGCGCTGTCGTATCCTGGAATATCCGCTTATGCGTCACCGCCATCGGCAGCCTCCGACTTGCGACCACTCGACAGAATCAGCCACACAGCCACCGGCTGCACAACGAACACAACGAATGCAACTACTAGTTTCCATGTAGTGGCAGACCACCCGAAAAGTAATCCGCTATCCATCGGCAGCCTCCCGTCCAATCCCCAAACTCTCACGGGCTTCTCGCCGCCGTTTGTGGGCGTTCCAGGCGTACCAGCCACACGCGGTCACCGCCCAATAACATCGGCGCATTCGATGGGTTTCCATTCCGGCCTCGCCCATGATTCGCCGGAACAGCCCATCTCCCTGATAGCGAGAAAACTCATGCCCACCACACGCCTCGGCAGCGCCGTTGTTGTAGTAAATCCAGTCGTGTACCACGCCCGCCGCACAGATTCGGCCCCCGAGACGAACGCCCGCCATGGTCCAGAATATTCGCGGAATCGACGCGCCGTCGCAGACGAATCCCTTCGGCACCGTAATCGTCCAGTCCGTCCCGACTGGATACACATAGGGTGTGAGCAGCCGAAACATCTTCGAGCCGTAAATCGCTCGCAAGTCCGGCTGCTGTTCGGCGTCAATCTTCATCGGGAATGTCTCCTGTCTAGGTGTCGGCCACCATTTTGGTTCTGCCCAGGTCCGTAAGCTCGTATCCCCGGGTGGTCCAGCGGGCCAAACCGCCCTTCACGAGTTTCCCGAGAACGCCCCCCGCGCATAGGGCCATGTTATTGCCGCCCTGCCCATGGCCGGCCCGGTGGCATCGGTGCGGCTTGTCTGGCCATGCCCGTTGCGCGAACTCGGCAGGCGAGACGGGGCCTAACTGGTAAATGACGAGCAAGTTTCCCACGGTTGCCTTACTGAGTTTCTTCGCCATCGTCCTCGACCTCCTCGGGTGCGGGTTCGTTCGGCCTCAACACCTCGACCACTGTCACGACCGCCCGTACCGCGACGTAGCCGATTTTCAGGGCGGTCAGCGGGGCCATGCAGCCGCCGAGCAACAGTAGCGCGAGTAGGGGTAGGGTGCGTTTCATTCGGGGTCCCCCAGTGGGCCAGCCCGCAGAGCAGCAGCCGCCGTCTCTAAAAGGTGCGCACACTGCGTCCGGTCGCCGCGGAATACGCAATAGCTGATGTCCGCACCGGGTACGCCACCACCCACACTGATACGTACAATCTTCTGTTCATCCTCTGGGCGCTCGACGATGCTCAGCGTCTTGTAGCGCCACTCCGCAAGCACGGATTCGTCCGGCAGCCCGCCTGCGATACCGGACATGTCTCCGCGCATAGCCCGATCCGCACGTCCCTTCAGGCGGGACCAGAAGTGGGGCGGTAATACGCTTTCCGCGTCTCTATCAACGTGGCTCTGCATCACTCTCTCCTTGCCCGCCGAATGGCGGGCGGGGTCATATTCGCTCAAGGTGGTCCTGCTTGTCCTGGACAGCACGCATCAGGCATCACCCCCTTACCCTCGGTATGAGACCAGCGTCGATCAGAATCCGGGAAATCTCCCGTGCGGCCTCTGGCCAGCGCTCAAGCCCCGGATACAGAATCGCCGGACCATCCTCGACGTACTCCAACGCCTCGGGCAAATCTTCATCCTGCCACCAGCCCTTTGTTGGTCCGTAGCAGTAGAGCATGGGGATGGGAGGGTTGTAGGCAAATGGGAGATAACCCATAGCTCGCACATTGGCATCCCACGTCAGCGACTTAGGCCCCGAGAACGTGGCGCTGTCCAGGAACACTACGTTCCTGAGGCTGGCCTGGACCGTGCGACAAACCGAGGCGGCGATACCCTGTTCGTCTTCGCTCCACGCTCCGATGGACGGATACCACCAATAAGTCACGTTCGTCGGGAAGTGCGCCCCTTGAATCGACGCGCGAAGGCGATTCAGGTCACACTCCTGCTTACCCTCCCACACCGGGCGCATGGCGCTTTCCATCTCGAAGACAAACACGTGCGTGCGCGTCCGCCAGATGGCGTCCACGACCTCCCGCTGGATGGCTTTCCAACCCTCCGGCGAGGCGAAATCGTCCTCGAGGAATCCGTCCGTCTTGAGCCCGGGGTAGATGCGCATGCGCGGCACCCGCTGGCAGATGTCGCTGTACAACCTCGCGAAGTTGTGCGTCGTGGTCACGATCGCGGTGTCCGTACTGGACAGCCAACCCCGAAGGCCGTCGACCGTGGCCTCTACGTGATCCGGTCCATTGCATTCGACCCACGGGATGATCTTCAAGTGGGTCTTCGGCAACTCTCCGAGTACCCGCAGATTGTTCGCCGACATAAGGTTTCTCCGGTTGTTACGTAACCCTAGCTCGCCATCGCTACCGTGCGCCCGTCACGCTCAAAGTGGAAGACCGTGTCCAAATCCCATAGTAACCCAATAGCCCCGCCCGCGGCTTGGCACTTGAGCACTTCCTCGTTCACCGCGTTATAGAACCGTGGCCCACTGTTTCCCGCATTCAGGAGTTCTACCTGCGATGCGTAGACCGTGAACGGATCACCACCAATGAAACCATACCGCCGTGGTGACGGCTCAGACGTCAAGTCGATCGCCTCACGAATTGCGTCTTTGACGCCGGCGCTTGTCAGTTTCGTGATCGTCTCGCTCCCATCGGCACCCATCAGCTCTTGCACCGGGAATCCGTCGTGAGATACAAAACGGATGTCATTGAATGCAATGAAGTTCGCGCGACGCCCCGGCCGGATCAACTCGATACCATCGCGCTCTGCGAGCGTCCTGAGCTTCCCCCAGTGGAACTCGTCATCGACGTCGATCGCAATGACATCATGGCCATCCTTGAAGCACTTACGCCACAAGGCCCACCCGTCAGTCCAAACCTGTTTTGATTCCTTGGTCTGTGTCATGCACTTCTCCTTCGTCCGCTATTCGACTGTTAGCGTCATTCACTTACCACTTCGCGCTAAGCGACAGCATTCCCAGAAACAGAATTACGGCGAGCGAGAACGGGGGCACTACCCGGATTAGCCAGGTAATGACCCCGTCCTCAAACGCCGTCAAAGGGTAGATAATCACCCCTCGTCTCCGATGCTGATTAGGCCGAACCGGCCCTCAATCCAACTGTACAACCACTCGATAAACGGCATGTCGATTCTCCTTAGTGTTTCTGGACGCACGTGTAATCGAGACAAATCCAATATTCGATGTCTTCGCAATCGTCGCATTGTTGCGGATATTCCTGGCAAAAGTCGTAACAACGATCGGCCGCGCAGGCCCAACAGCACGGGGTGCATTCGCTGCCCGGCTGGCAGATGTCGCACGGACTGATGGCCCAGTTGGCCACCGGTTTAACGATAGCATCGGTTCCGTCAAGTGAGGAACATCCACACAGCAATCCGCAACATGCCAAGCTCGCCAAGAGTCTCGCAATCATTTTTTCACCTTTCTCCAAAGTGCCCGCGGCGCCGGTGGTACTTGCAGCGGAGACCGCTACCCGGCACCGCGAGCGTTCAATGCGGCCCTCGGCTGTCGCTCTCGCGACGCGATACATTGGGCCGCGTATCGCCAATCAAAGACGAGAGGCCGGAGTCTAACCGACACGAGAAAAACTACGCTCGCCTGAACGTCGCTCCCGCCCGCAGTCTGTTGCAAACCCTTGCCGTGTAATCGATCTTGGTCTGCGTGCAAGCCGCAATCATCATCCAAACACCTTTCTCCAAATTTTCTCCAGGCATTCCATCTGCTTCGGTGACGGAGCCCAGGCGAACTTGGCCTGAGCCGCCCGTCGATTGAGCTTGTCGACGAACCGAAACTCCCATCCCGTGAGCTTGCCGCTCTTTGAGGTCGCCAAGTCGGAGAGCCGGGTTTCCCACGCTTTGTCGAACGTTCCCATACTGACCAACCACTAAACCGCCGAGGGCCGGTGCGGGATTTGAACCCGCGTCTTAGGCTCTCCAGGCCCACGTTGTGCCAGACTCAACCAACCGGCAATCCTCGACAGCGTTTCATTCAAGGCCCGCGGCCGGATTCCTCAGTCCGGCTCCGGCGTCTCGGATAGGATAATGGCAGTCACGCACACCGAGCACGTCTCCCCAATCTCTCCAGGCGCTGCCATACCTCGCGGGCCCGGTAAGGCACGGTCCTCACGGCTCTCGCGAGCCGAGTGCTTGCAGGCAGGACCGGCCTCAAGTTCTCCTACGACTGCACCCACGCCGTGAGCCAATCTAACCATCCCATTGCCCACGCAAGCCACGCCAACAGAAGCGATACAAGTCCGGTCATTTGCCAATCTCCTCAAAGGTAAGTTGTCCGTCTACGTCTGCTATCACCGGCAACGGCTCGGGGTTGGATACCCGATGCCGCGCCTCTTCCACTCGTCTGTGCATAAGCTCCGCTTGCGATTTGCGGAGGTCGATACCGATTGAGTTGCGTCCTGCGAGAATCGCCGCCGCAAGCGTCGTTCCGGATCCGCCGAACGGGTCAAGCACTACACCGTCTGGCGGGCAGAAGCTGCGGATCCAAAAGTCTGCCAGGGACTCGGGAAACGGTGCTTCGTTTTCGTGAGCTAAGTCGGAGCCCATGTGCCCCTTGCCCACCGTGCAGGGAATGAAGTCCATCGCCTCGAATGGAATGACGTTGCCGGGGTTTGCTTTGGACGGCGGATCGTAACCCGTCGCATGGCAGCCGTCCGGTCGGCGGCTCTTATTGCGTACCCGGCCTGCCTCTGTGACAACGTGCGACGGCCGCTTGTGAGTGTCGCGTGTACCGTCCACCTTGCGATGCCCCACCGCGCCTTCGCATCCGCCCCACTGATTGCGGCGGGTGCCATCCGTAAGCCGATGACTCATCGCGCCGCCCGGCGCCCACCTCGGAGGATGTCCCGCCGCCGTGTTGTCTGACCAGGGCAGTTTCCCGCGCTTCCGCGTCGCACACACGATGAACTCGTAGTCATTGCGAAGCCAATCGGGACCGCCGCTGCCAGGGATTCCGACACGATGGAATGCGGACGGCTTACGCAGGAACATGCCGCACTTCTGGAGTTTTACGGCCAGGTGAAGAGGTGTAGCAGAGTACGAGTAATTCTTGGTCCGCCCCTCGACCACCCACGCTACAAGCCCCTTGCACACGCGCAGGCACTCGCGGAAGCGCACGAAGGCCCACTCGACCCATTCCGAACCCTCAAGTTTGAAATCGACCCCGTAGGTCCGCGCTGCCTCATAGGGCGGCGAACCGAAGACCAGGTCTACGGAATCCGTCTTCATCGCCCGCATCTCTTCCAGAGAATCACCGATTAGGATGGTCGTCTCAGCGGTCATGCCTTCACCGTCAACACGCATTCCAGCGGGCCGCCGCCGGGCCTAAGCGTCATGCCAGCCTTGCGCAAGTAGCGAGGTCCCAGTTCTACGCACAGCGACGTGACGAAATCGCAACCCGACGGTTCAATCCACTCCGTACTATCGCGAGCACCACGTATGGGTTTAGTGCCGATGTATACTTCATAGCGGCAATCCTTCGCCGTCGACCGAGCCCAGTTCTTGGATCGCCGCGTTAACCACAGCGTCATCGTTTCCGGCTTTGCTTTCTTCTTACTCATGTTTCCTCAGCTCCTCGATGGCCCAGCGCACGACCTCGTAATCGCGCATGAGGGAAAGCCGGCGCGCCTTGTCACCATCGCCACTGGTTGGTGTAATCGCCGCTATTTTCATATCCAATTCCCAGCGCAGCTGTTCTAACCGTTCCATCATCCGTTCAAACTCACCCCCGCGGGCCGGGTCTCGACACCTTTGGCCCGCGGGGGTTGCGATCACACTACCGATTTTAACCGACTTATCCACAGCGAAGCTCCGGGCTGGCCGTATACTTTAGCGACCTTGCCATCGACCACTTGCGCATCGTCGCGATACACGATGCCCGCCAGAGCATCCTCGATGCACCGTAGCAGCTTGCCTCGGTCGGGCCTCCCAGTCGGGAATGCGGGCGCGTCGTGCTTCAGAACGCCCCGCTCGCGGTTGCCACCCGTGTAGTGGGACATCGGGCGCTGAAACGCGAACTCGGCTTCGAGGTAGATTGGTCCAGTCCAAGGCGGGTCGCCATGATCCGCATCTCGTCCAAAATGCTCGTCGCATAGTTCCAGCGCAAACTGGCTAACCCGACCATTCCACGCCTCAAGCGGTTCGTTCTTGACGGGCACGGACTTCCCAGTGGACTTGCTCGTAACCCACTTCGCCGAGCCCTTCGCACGCGGCTTGCCGGGAATGAATATGTGGAGTTCAGCCACCCTTCGTCTCCATCGCGGCGCGGGCGATGCGGTTCATTGCCTCCGTTTCGTCACGGATAGTGTCCAGGGCGTTGCCCGGCGTTGCACGGCCACCCAAACGATAGGCAGTCAAGAGCTTGTCCTTCGCGTCGATAATCCTGCGCTGACATTCCAGAATCTCCCCCAGCGGCTCCACGTCGGCCTGGCCGACGGCTGTAGCGGCATTGAGTAATGCCAGAAGACGGCCATGCTCCTCCGCGTTGTGGCTCGAAGCCATCAACTCGGTCACCGCGTTAACGATGGCCGCGTCCCGCTCTTTCACCTTCGCCAGATATGTCTCGGTGTCACTGGGCATCGGGGGCTCCGGACTTGGACGTCTTTGCCAGCCGCGCCCTGACCTGCTCATACATCTCCCTGAGTGTCACCGGGTCGTTCACGGAATAGCACGCCCCGATATTCGGCCAGTCCTTGCCGGCCGCGAGGCCCCACTGGTGAAGGAACTGATTGGCGGCGGGAGCATCAAGTTGGTCGAACGCAGCCATCAGGCCCCGTCGAAGCACGCCGATCGAAGCCGGATCGTCTGTGGGCGGCGTCTCAGACGCAGGTTCGGCCGGGGGAGGCGCCGCCGTCACTTTCGACTTCGAGCATCCCGGGCTGTGCTTGAATGCTCGCCCGCTCCTGCCCCTACCGCATTCTGGGCATCCCTTGACGGCCGGGGCTTCCGGGGCGGCTGGCTCTGGTTCTGGGGCCAGCGGATCGGCTAGCGGATGTTGGTCCTCGCCCGGCGGGACTTCACTGCCGTCGTCCATCTGGAGTTCCGGCTGCTTCGTGACCTTCGACGCGTCGAAGGGTTCGCGCGGGGCCTGGGTCTCACCACTGAGATCAAGGGCATCCAGCACATCGTCAACTGCCATTTCCTCGCGGGAGTAGAGACCCTTCGTCACGTCGGGGAACGTATAACGCAGCGCAAAACTACGGGCGCGCCGTAGCAACATGTGCCGTAGGTACGATTGGTATGTTTGCTTACTCCACAGCGATACCAGCTTGCCCTTTTCCCAGACCATCGCTTTCTTAGTGTCGGCCACCGAGAAGGTCTCGCGTCGCGGTTTCCCGCCGATGCGGCCGACGATGCAGTAGGCTTCGAGCGTGTCGCCATCGCCCGTCCATCCCTCTTCAAAGACGGACTGATCGAAGAGCGCCGTCTTGCGCATGCAGAGGGCCAAAAGCATGTCGCCCCATACCGTTGGCTTGCCATTGATGACCGCGATATTCTGAATTGCCTGCACGGGGTCGATGCCCAACTCGGCTCCGAACTGCATGCCTATTACGATCGCCGACTGGTTCATATCCTTCGGCGCCCAGCCGGCGTCTAAGACGCACTTGGCGAACCGCCAAAAGTCCTCCATCGTCTGCAATTGCATGCCGAGCTGCCTACTTGGCGGCGGGATGCCTGGTACTGTCGCTCGCACTTGTTCGCGCGCTGCCGCCGTCTGTTCCACTGCTGCCGTTGCCGTTGTCATCCTGTCCTCCCTGCCATTGTTGTTTTTGGAAATACTTCGATTCCGCCGACTTGCCCCTCAGCAAGTGGGCCGATGCGGTCGACGAGCCCCCTGATGGCTCCCTCGTTCACCGTTAAGAACGCGCGGTCGATCATGGTCGCGTCGACTATCTTGTAACCCCACCCCTTGCGCGCCGAGATCCCCTTGACCACTGGCACTTCGGTACGGACCACCGGGGCGGGGGCGGGCGGCGTATCAGCAATCATCGCCTCGGCCGCTTCGGGCAGATCCGCCTTGCGTAGCTCCTCGGCTTTGCGCGCCTGCTCTTCCGCCAGACGTCGCCGTTCGCGATCTTCCGCCTCTTGCTCGCGGCGGACACGGGCTTCTTCCTCGCTCTTGTATCTGCCCATCTTGCCGTCAAACAGATCTTGCGCCACCTTGAACGGCCCGAGACACGTGTTCTCAAGAGCGCAGATAGACTTGTGGGCCCTGTTGGCATCAGCCTTCGCTTCCTGGAACAGTGCCTTCACTGCCTTGATCCGGGATCGACAGCTCAGCGTATGTTCGCCGGCTATCTTGTACGACGGCGCATCGGCCACCTCAAAAGCCGTGGCAAGCCGAACGAGGCTCGCACTTGCGGTGTCGATATCTTTCGTGTCCGGCGCTGTGATCGTCGCCAGTTCAATCATCCTTTGCTCCCTTGTTTTTGCGGTAGTTGTAAGCGTTCAGGTAAGTCAGCCACCCGGCGGGGTCCGCGGGGTCATCGTGTTCTACCCACTTAAACCGCCCATTCCGACCGAGATATACGCAGCCTCGCACTTCAACGCCTGTGCAACATTGCCTATATCCCTCGGTCTGGAGAGGGTGCCACCACTCGCGGGCGCCGGTTTTGATGTCAAGGAGGACGGTTGCTAGTCCAAGGTTCAAGAACGAACCACGTCTATCAAGCGTCCCGGCATAGCCGAGCGTCGCGTTGCCGACGATGACTTGTGCGCTTGCGGACACAAAGCCCGTTTCTTTCCGAAACTCAATCCACGCCTTCGCATACCCAATGTATTGCGGGCAGTAGACTTCCGCGGCGTCGATGGCCAGCTCGCCGCCGTCATGCAGCTCCGTCAGCGTATCGATCGCCTTCCCCCGCTCACGCCCCTCGTCGGTGTACCAACGAGTGTTTACGCAGTTCATTGCCTTGAGGATCTGCGTTACGCTCGGGACCGGGCGGCCGTCGATCTTGTACGTGTGAGTTGGCTCGTGGAATTCAATCACCTACCGCCTCCGCGGGCGGGTCACGGCTTTCAATCTTGCCCTTGCTCGCGTGATGCGAGCCCTTGTTGTGCCGCTCCACGCTTCGCCGAATCTTGAAGCCACACTTCGGACACCTCTTGCCGACTTCTTGGGCCATCATTCACTCTCCAAAAGCTCGCCCCCGCCCCGACGTGTGGCACGCGAGACGGGGGTCGTAGCCAACGGCTCAAAAGAAAGAAAGCACCCGGACAAACCGGAGTCTGCCGGGTGCCTTCCGGAGGGGAAAGAAGTCAATATAACAAGGGCGGCGAGCGTCATCGCCGCCCCGACCGTGAAGGCACACCAGGACACGTCGGCCCCCGACCGCCATTGGTTGCCTCGCACAATGTCTTCAGGAATCCCGCTCATGGCGCACTCCGTTGCACAGGCCGTTAGCCACAAGCGGGCTTTCGCCTTCCTGACCGCGTCTTCGGATTTCGTTTCGGGTGTCGGGGCCAGGGCTAATTGGATTGTGGTCTGGCAACCCTCAAGGATATCGCGTCGGCGGACACTGTCGCCAGTCTGACACGCTAACGTGATGCTCGCGTATACCGACGCCATGCGCTCCCGCAGCTTATCCCGCTTGGTCTGGCATTCGCTGAGCTGCTTGTGGATATCGGCGAAGTCTCGCTCTGCCATCTCGTCAGCAATGGCATCGGCTTCCGCTAGCTCACGTTCGGAATTCACGCCCCCGCCTTCCTGACCGCGTCTTCGGATTTCGTTTCGGGTGTCGGGGCCAGGACGGCTTTGATGTTTTTTGCCATGGCCCGATAGTTTCTCGCATCCCGCCTGTTGGATTCTTGGAGACTCGGGAACCGGTCGCTACGTTCCGCTCGTATGTCAGCGTTGTCTGCAAGTCGTAGCAACCACGCCATGACCTTCTCGCATTTCGCCCGCAGCTTGTCCCGCTCGACCTCGGCTAGCACGCACCGCCGTTCGAGTCTGAAATTTCGCTCGAGGGCGTCGTCCCGATCGACCCGGCACGCGGCGAGCTGGCGTTCCAGCTCGGCGGTCGCTGCCTTGTGAGCAGAGAGCATGCGCTGTTCGGTCTCAGTTGGCATCGGTCGGCTCCAGGGCGGCCTTAATCCGGTCCAAGCTCTCGCGCGTCACGACACATACGCTGCCTGCCGTGTTGGTGTAATCGATAGTCGTGAGGATGCTCAAGCACGGCTCCCGCAGCTTGTCCCCTTCGGCCTGGCACACAGCAAGTTTCCTTGCGAGCTGGCCAGCGTGGGCCGCATGTTTGGTCGCCGTGTGTTCGTATTCCGCCAGTTCCGTCCGTAGATGCCGGATGCACGCCTGCGGGTCGTTCGCGTCCTGTGTCGGAGCGAGCGTGTCATTCATGGGGTGGGCTCCGTGGCTGGCGGGGGTTCCATGTGCCATTCGCGCCGCAGACATTCGGCAAAATTTTTGAGGGCTTGCCGCTGAGCGGCGTAATTATCAGCGAGATAACGCTGCTGAATGCGCAGTTCTAAGAGTTCAAACACCTGCCGCTCTATATCCTCCGTTCCCCGTTTGTACTCGCTCGGCCCGCTCGGCGTCTCGTTTGGGGCGTCGATGGCGGCTTTGAGTTCTCCAAGCGAGGCCTTATCCCACTGGCGGTTCGCCCACAGCACGTCAATTTCCGCCTTGCACCGCTCCCGCTCGGCCTGCACCGCAGCGCGGGCGGGGTCGGGCTTCAGGTCAAACCAGACCGTATAACCGATCTCGGTCGAAACCCTGGCTTTCCAGCGACCGTGCGTCCCGTCCGGCACAATTGACATGTCCAGGGCGATTGAAACGTCATCGTAAGTGAGCCGCACCGTCCTCGCCGTGGGGCCGATTGGGATTTCGAGTTCAGGCATTCTGGGGCTCCTGTGGGTTTGAGGGGTCCAACCGCCCAACCCGGGCCGTGCGGCTCGCTGTACGTGAGTTATGGGCTCGCAAGGGCATCCTGTGGCGGCTCCGGGGTTGGAGGTGGATTATTCGCCGCTCGAACTCGACCGCCCGCCTCTTCGCTCCGTATCCAGCCATCGATCGCCCACCGAGCGGCCTCGCTAACGGTTTTGGCCCAGGGCGCTACGCCACGAAGCCGAGCTACGAGTTCGTTCGGAAGATTGATTCCTGTTTCATCCGCCATGTTCGGCGTCTCCTTTCACCTTGAAGGATACGACATATTCCGGGATTGTCAAGGATTCGGCAAGATTTCTTGACAATGGCCGCCAGATGTGCGATAATGGGGCGATGGATGAGTCCGGCGTGGTCACGTTCAATGGCCGTTGCCGCGATTGCGGAACGGAATTCAGCTATAGCAGGCAACGGCCAGCCACAGGGCGGCGGCGGCTTTGGTGTGAATCCTGCCGCGATTCTCGCTCGGTACGCGTCGAGGCGTCTGGCCAATGTACGGAATGCGGAAGATGGTTCACGTATCGACGCCAGGCGGGCCAGGGCCACGTTCGCCATCGATGCGACTTTTGCCGCCTAGGCCCATCTGTGTGTATCGATTGCGGGCATGATTTTACCTACCGCAAAGGTACCAGTGTTCCATCTCGCCGCCTTTGTAGGCCGTGCCAAACCAAGCGGGATCGAAAATGCGAAGTGGAATCGCGCCGAAGGAGGAAACGAATCAGGCGGGCGCTCGGGCTATGTCATGGATGCGGGACGAAGATCGCAAAAAGCGAAAAGATCTGCGATACGTGCGGCCAGAGGACGCGTGACGCTGCCGCCAGACAGAGACGATTGCATTCCAGCAGACTGGCGCCGAGAGCCTGTGAGCAGTGCGGGTGTGGGCTCCCGCGGGGCGGATGTCAGCCGTGCGTGGGTTGCCGATTCTGGAAACGTATCCGGAAGCTCGGGCCGGATGACTGCTGGGAATGGACAGGGCCGACTCCCGGACCTGGGTATGGCAAAATAAGCGTTACGCCTGAAGGCGGCGTGAGCGAACAGTGGTATACACACCGTTATGCCTGGCTGCTCAAACACGGCCCGCCGGCTCTCGGCCTTTTCGTGTTGCACAAATGCGACAACAAGCTATGTTGCAATCCCGCGCATCTCTACCTTGGCACGCAGGTTGACAATGTCCGGGACCGTGACACGCGAGGCCGAACCGCGCATGGCGAACGCTCAGGCACAGCCAAGCTCAATTGCCAGGCTGTACGGGTGATACGGTGGGCTTGGGGCCGAGGCGTGAAACAAGCCCGGCTCGCAGCCTTGTACCATGTCGATCCGTGCCAAATATGGATGATCGTTCACCGGCGCTCATGGAAGCACGTCCCGTGATGTCAGCGATAGAACGCTACCAGCGATATGCCGCGTAAGCGGGCCCTAGGCAGCTGCGCCCCGTCCCACTTCCGCCCACTAAAATATCCCACATTTATTCGGCATTCCACTTGACAGGACCGGGTTAATGGCGTACTATTAAGGTGATGAGTACGACAAAGGACAACCAAAACGGGAGCAAGACGATGAACGGAACCAAGAAACTCGCAGAAATGACCCGCGACCAGGCGTGCGACATCGCAAGCGTGCGATTCCACAAGTCCTGCCCTGGCAGTCAAACCGGCCGGAGAATCCAGCTCCAGGACGGGCGCCGGGCTACGGTGATAGAGTCCTATTGCTGTGTGGCAGGCCGGTACAGCGGCCACGTGCATCTGGATGGCACGCCAGCCGACGAGTTGGTTGTCGCAAATTGGGTATGACGCTTACCCCAACCCGCCACCGGCCTTCCGGGGGCTTGAGGAGCAAGAGGATGAAAATTCAGCGAATCGATGACGGCCGCTTCGAGGTCCAGTCCGATAGCGGCGCAACCTACCACATCACCTATGCCGGATCCGGTGATGGAGATCCTGAGTATATCGCGCTTTGGGAGTGCTCGTGTCCGGCTGGCCAGCACGGCCGGGACTGCAAGCACTTGAAGCATTTTCTCGAGTCTAGGCTCACGGAAACCGAGGACGGCGCCGATGGCGACGCCGTAGAAATCACGGGCGGCCAGTATCACTGGTTGCCAGCCGACTAACCTGAAACGGTCTCCGGCCTTCCGGGGGCATGGCGGCGAGCGATGACAGAAACCCGAAACAATTACAAATGGAAAGTTCGGCAGGAACTCGTGAGGCACTTACGATACACGATGCCCACCCGCCCGGTCGATGACGATCGCCTCGTGGAACGCCTGACCGATCTAAGCCGCTCTGGTTCATGGCTGGCCAGCGAAGCTAGGGCGGCAATACACGAAACAACGGACGCACAGTGGCGCCGACTACGAAAGGATGTTGACCGATGAAGGTTACGATAACGAACGATGATGGCACCGTAGTCGATACGCACGAGGCACCCGGATGGGTTGCTACGCGGGCGCAAGCGAGTGCGGCCATCGACACGATGCTGTCGGAGTCATTCCGCTTCACGCAGTGCGACACGTGCTCACGGTGGTTTACCGGCGATGGGATCGCCATCGCCGATGACGTAGACGACGCCGCGTTGTGCAATGAGTGCAATCGATAGCATCTGCCCGCCTGGCGATGGGCACTGACGAGGGAGCCAACAGGAGAAATGACGAGATGACTGACGAACAAGAACGAATGGCCCGCGAGATCAGGATCGCAACTGAGTTAGCGCGGGATCTGAGAACGGCCCTACTGCTGGCCGCAGGCGTCTGGGTATTTTTCGTGGCAATAGCCGCAGCGATCCTGGCACTCCTGGCCAACATGAGGAGCGCCCCGTGATCCGCCACGACCTAAAACACCTAGCCGTCTCGGCCCTGGCGTATGGTTGCGTCCTGGCCGCGGCGGCGCTGATTGGAGGAGTGATGTGATGGAGACATTAAACGGTGAGCTCGCCCAGTACGAGATTCGCCATGCCGATGGTTCCGAAATCGACGACGAATTCGGGCGTGATGGACAATTGTGCGCGACCTACGAGGAGGCAGAGAAACTAGCGCGATTACATCGTGAGGCCGGCAGCGACGTGCAGATTGTCGAACTGGACGACGATTCAGAGTAACCCGCCCCGCAACGGCGGCGATTTACGGAGGACTGATGTGAGACGGAACCAACGCTACTACATGGCCAACGGATACCACGAAACCGAAACCTATGTGGTCGTCAGGCGCGGTCGAGTGTCAACCGCCGTCATGATTGCAGCGGACAAGCGGCTGTGCAAACAGGGCGATTGCAAGTGCAGCATGAGCGAGGCGAGCAGCCCCAACGAGGGCCAACGCCACGGGATACAGGGCGAGCCGGAACTATGCCTCGTGAATGACGGAGGCGGATACTGGCGATTGGAACGGCGTTAGAACCAGCCGCAGTGCGGCAAGGAGACGAGACGATGAAGGTTATCGTAGGCAAAGGCCACGCAAACGAAGAAGGCCAACGGTGGTTTGCCGTCGTCCCGGACGATGCGACCAGTTCGCAGGACCCGCGGCGGACCCACGTGCTAGCCCCCGAGTGTTTGGACCAAGACCAGCAGGGAATGTGGATCGAAGGTTACGCGAACGCGGTTAAGAGATTCGCTGCTTTCGATGATCTGCTGGCAGCGTGCAAGGCGATCAGGAACGATGGCGCCCTCACGGAGATATGGACACGGCCAATTTCGCCCGACAATCTTCCGGCATGCGTGGAACTGATTCGGGCATACTTGAAGCGGCTGACGGAGAAAGCCGAAGCCGCCATCGCGAAGGCCGAAGGAGGTACAAATGCCCCGACCCCGAGTTGACCCCGAGAAGCAGCTCAGCGAGAAGGTGAATGTCAAGTTGACGCCACCCCAGCTCGAAGCACTACACCGCGCCCGCAACGGTCGCCCCGTGAGCGAGTGGATACGCGAGAAGATCCTACCGCTCCTGCGCGCGTGGCTCAGGTAGCCGCGGCGGCCTTGCCCTGGTTACACGCCGTCTCCGCCGTGTTTAGTGGCCTGTCGATGCACCAAATTCCAATCCTGCGCAACCCTCTTGGCCAGCAGCTCGAGGCGCCCCATCGCATCGGTTGGCGGACCGGCCGGGTTATCCCCGCGTGAGTGCAACTCGGTCACGACGGTCGTAACAGATGCGTCAGGGAGTTGGTCGCGCAGATTGCCGTCTCCGTCATAGAACGGGATGACCGTCTCGATGGACTGCTCACCCGGCACGGCAACGGCTTTGAGGTAAAACTGAGTACCCATGATCTCTCCCTAATGCGCCGCGAGCCCAACGCCCGCCGTCGCGCCGACTATTGCTCGGAGTTCCGCTACCTCTATTTGCAATCGCTTGACGACAGCCAATAGTGTGTTGCCTTCGTCCTTCGTTGCAAACCCGAAATTTGCGCCCGCGCTGGAATCTACCAGATCCTGTAGTGCGTAGTCCGGCGTGCCCGGCGCCGTGTGTGTGATGTTCGTGAGGCCCACCGTCATCGCCGCCGCTTGTGCGACAGCCGTACCGCCGTAGAACGAGAGCTTGCTTGCGCTTTCTATGCGGATTAACGTGTTGCTAGAACTGTCCCTGATCTGGAGCCGGCCCAATGTTGCGTATTCCACGTTCCCTCGAGCCGTCCCGCTAGGCCCCCACTCGCAAAGCGAAGCGTTGACCGCCATCGCATTGATAGCATTGGCCTTGACGATGAACGAATCCCCGGACGGCAGGTGGACAATCATTCCGGCTGCGGCGTCGTGCTTGATGTAGTTATCGGTGCCCAACGTGATTTGCGAGCCGGGCGCTGACAGCACCACGTCACCGGCTGTTACCACCAAATCGCCGGCTTCGACCGTAACATCGAGGTTGCTCTCGATTGTCAGTGCCAGATCATTCGTCCCGGCGAAGTACTGCATGTCACAAGCCGTCGCGCTCCTCATTGTAGACTTCCATTGCCCTACCAAGGCGTAGGCGCCGCCTTGGTAGGAGTAAAGTGAAAAGCCGAACAGCTTGATGCCGCTTGCCACGTTGGCCGGCCCCGCTTTGGCTCGCCGATAGGAATGGAAAATCGAGTTGCCCGCCGTATCGCTTTCTACCGTAAGGTACAGTCCCGCGCTGCCGCCTTCGTTGTAGATGTATGCATTCTTGTTCGTCGCGCCCGGCGAGACGGTGGCGTTGATGCACAAGTTGTCGTTCACGTCGAACTGGGCAATCTGCGAGCCGCCGTGCTCGAAGAGAAGTGCGCCGGACTGTGCGTTGATCGCGTTGCCTTGCGTGTCGAGCACGCCGCCGAGCTGGGGCGACGTATCCGCGACGATGTTCGCTAGGTAGCTCCCCGTGTCCGGCGTCAGGTCGATGTCCTGATCGGCCATCGTGATCGTGCGGGTGTTGCCCGTCGTTATCGCCGATAGCTGAAAATCCAATTCTTTTGTACTGTCACTCTCGTCGAATAAATGGAAAGCGTTGTCGGCGAAATGCGTCGTCACACCGCCGACGCCCCCGGTCGCGGACTGCGGGTTAGTTCCACGGAGATCAACGGTAGACACGTGGGCCCAGGTGCCGCCGATCTTGCTCATGGTTACGCGAGCTATGAGAAACCCAGTTGCGGACTCAACATCATACTCACTGGGCAGCCCGAAAACATCGTAGCCGTCCACATCCGTTTCAGCGGATTGTTGTTTATTATAGCTACCGGTCGGCAGATTCATTATCAAGGGCGA